GAGCGTTTTCTCACCTTTATCTTTAGCCTATTAGATTACCGTCGTGAGATTCAACTCATGGAAAATGGTGGCGAGGTTATCAAGGCTCACCCTGACCTACTTATCGTGGCAGACATGAACCCTGACTACCGAGGCACACGCCCACTCAACCAAGCACTAGCCGACCGATTCCCCGAGCGCCTAGTATTCCCATACGATAATGCTATTGAACAGAAGTTACTCGGTAGCAAAGCCCTATTAGATATGGCGAACCAACTCCGCACAGAGTTTGATAAGGGCACTATATCCACCCCTATCTCTACCCGTAATCTAGTAGCCTTCGCAGATAACGCTAAGGCGCTCGGTATGGAGTTTGCCACCTATTGCTATATCAACTCCTTCGAGGGAGATGAGGAACGTAGTGCAGTAAGACTATTACTCACCACGCACCGCGACAATATCGCTAGTGACTTCGGACTACCTACACTTACTAATAAGGCTACCTTCGGCAATTCAAATACCGAACAAGCCCTATTAAATACAGAAGTAGGCGCTCAAATTGACGGCATGGAAGTAGCAACAGAGTTTGCGACCCCCGACCTCAACGACACACAGAAGGCGTTTAACACGCTAGTCGATATCCTCAAGGGCGATAACTAACATGGGTCGCTTCGACGGACACGACGACCTACTCGATAGGCTTATTGCACAGACACGCGAGGCTAATTGGCGTGACGATATTGAATACGACAAGGAACTCGAAGCCGAGCGCCTAGAGGAACATATCAATAAGTTACAGAGCGTCGGTGCGGTCTATGGTCGCACCGACCGTATCCTCACCGCCGAGCCAGTAGAGGTCAGGGTCGAGGACAATAAAGAAATGGATACGACCGCCTATAACGACGGCAAGAATATCGTATTCAATGCTCACCTTATCGAGGACATAGATGATAAGACTATTATCTCCCTCAATGGATTCAACTACCATGAGGTCGGTCATATCCTTTATACCCCTAGAGGCGGTAGCGAGTTTGGTAAGACAGTTAAGCGCGAGCAGTTAGGCAAAGCCTTCAACGTCCTAGAGGACGCTCGTATAGAACGCTTACTAATCGCAAAGTATCCGTCGGTCGCACCGTTCATGGAAGCGTCATGCCTAGAGTATCTACTCAAGGGTGACTCTGCCGAGTTTGGTAGTTACTTCCCACTATTTACGGGTCGTAAGTATTTAGATATAGAATTGCGACAGGAAATTGCAGATAGGTTTATTAAAGACTTCGGCGTAGATTTAGCCGTTGCTATTGCGACTATCGTGCATGAGTATCGCACCCTAGTCTATCCACGCGACTTCAACAGAGGGCTAGATTTACTGCGTGCCTTCGCCGATATTATCGGGCATGAGAACACCAACGAAGTTAATGGTAAGCCTATTATCCCTAACGGTAACGGCGGTCATACCGACCGCGAAGTGCAGGATAAGGGTCGCATGAAGGGCGATAAAGAACAGAAAGCCCAACAAGATAAGGCTACCAATAACGAGTCAGGCGACGGCGCAGGTAACGAGCGACTAGACGACCCTGCCGACACAAATACCGATAACGACCGCAGTAGCACCAGTTTCGGTAGCAAGGGCAAGGACGAAGCCGACGACAACGTGCTACGCAAAGATATCCAAGAACGACTAGATAACCTTAGCAAGAACGACGAAGTGCAACGCACTACTAAGGAAGTGCGTAAGGCTATCAACGATAACAATGAACGTCGTAGTGCTATTAAGCAGGGCGCTTACTCCAACCAACAGGTATCTGCACAGGTATCTGCGAGCGCTCGAGCCTTCGGCGTAGCCCTAGAGCGTGTCCGTATCGATAACGACCCTGCGTGGGAGTTAGAGCAACCTATGGGTCGCTTAAATATAGGACGTGCCATGAGAGCCGATATCAACGATATGGACAAAGTGTTTGACCGTTGGAGTGAAGGTAACTCCAACAATGATATCGACGCGATAGTCCTAGTAGATACTTCGGGCAGTATGTCGTGGCAGATTCAACGCACTATGGAAAGTGCGTGGGTAATCAAGCGCGGTATCGAGCGTATCAACGGTCGAGTATCCGTCTATAAGTTTAACCACGATAGTAGGCTTATCTACTCTGCAACTGATAAGGCTCAACCAACCGAGTATCGCTACGTCAATAGTAGCGGTGGCACTAACCCTTACAAAGCCCTATTAGAAGCACGTCGCCACCTAATGAATAGCAAGCGTGGAGTGCGTATGCTATTTATCGTGACCGACGGCGAGTGGGATATGTCCGAGGAAAATAATAAGGTTATTGCAGACCTTACTAAGGACGGAGTGCAGACTTCGGTAGTCTATCTAGGTAGCCTCAAGGGTTGGGGCGAGTTTGACCGAGAGGAATACGAGAACCGTTGCGAGCGCTATCGTCATGGTGCTAAGCACTTCCGCGAGGTCGAGGAACCTAATCAAATGGTGCTAGTCGCTAAAGATATCGTCAAAGCGACCATGAGTGCCCGTCACTAACTGAACAACCTACGAACAAGTGTTCGGAAGCCCTGCCCGATACAAGGGCAGGGCGACCGACTTAAATACGGAAGTAGAGGAACTAAATATGGAACAAGCACTAGACTACAAAGAACGGCTACGCGCCCTACTCGCAGAAGCGAAGGGTCATGTAGAAGCACACAACTCAACCAACGAGTATCTAATAAACCTACTAGATACCGCCACCGACTATCTATTCTACCTAGAGGACACCAGCAAATGACCAGCACAAACTTCCTACCCAAGACAGGACAATACAACGACCTCGCACTTAAATATATAAATGGCGACCCCGACGCAATAGCACTATTAGATAGCGCTATCGGTGCAAGCCTTGACCTATGCTTCATACGAAGCCACAAGGACGAGCGTGTAGAGGAATACCTTGACTACCACGAAGTGCGTGGTGAGATAGATGAAGCCATAGACAGTATCGAGCCACGCATGGAAGCCTTAGGTCTAAGAGCGCCACTTATGGACGAGTTAGATGAGCGTGACTTAGAGAACGGCTACGCAGAGTAAGATAGGCTTATGAAACTATCAAAGACGAGAGAGCAACTCCGCCGTATATTAGAACTACGGCGGAGTAATGCTTCCGTTCCTATTCGCAATAAAAAGCGATACACTAGGAAAGTTAAACATAGAGATAAGGACTTAAATGGACAACAATGAGGAAATCTACGACGCGGAGATTATTAGCGAGAGTTACGACGAAGTGTTTGATGAACCTAGCGATTATTGGAAACTAATCGCCTTCCACTTACAGAGTAACCATAATCCACCTATCCCAGTAAGCATGGTCGATACCTGTATTAGGGCTATCGAATACGCCAACGACGGCGACTTTAATACGATTATTACACTCCCCGAAGGAACTTCATACAAAGGCGCAAATACCGCCAGCGTTGAAACTATCGTGGAGAGCCACCACCTGCACCAGTTTATTACCAGCGAGCGCGAAGTCGTCACGATTAAGGACGCTGAGGGCGTAGTTATATATCAAGGTTATGGCACAGAGTTAAAGTTAGAAACAGAAACAAATACAGAAGTAAATACAGAAGTAGAGAGAAATGACGACGAGCAACAGCAACCCTGAAGAACCCCGCAGCGAAGAAATCGTGTGTAGGTGCAGAGGCAAAATGTGTGATGAGTGCCTTGATAAATATGGAATAGAGAAATAGGAGAGAACCATGAAGTGTGCCAAGTGTTTTATTGAATACGATAACGGAGAGGTAATCGCCCCTATCGACGAGAGTGCCCTTGACGAAGCCAGCGAGATAGGTCTAGGATTCTGCGTGATGTGCGTGCCACCAGCAGGGAACCCTGCCCAAGTTTAGGAGAGAGTTATGGACGAAACAACAGAGCCTACCTGCGGTTGCGGTAGTTGCGGTTGTGGTAAGAAGGACGGCATACAGATAGAAAAGAAAGTCGTATCTGAAATGGACGGCGTTAGTTAGTGCAAACCTTCCTGCCCTATGCAGACTTCAAAGAAACTGCACTCGTATTAGATTACCGACGACTAGGCAAGCAGAGAGTCGAGGCTTATCAAATAGTAAGAGTGTTAGACGGAACTCAACAGAGCAACGCATGGCATAACCACCCTGCCGTTCTCATGTGGAGAGATAACCTCGACGCACTCAAGTCCTACGGGAGAGAGATATGCCTAGAGTGGATACGTCGTGGGTATAACGATAACCTTATTACCCACTTCCAGCACAAACCCGCGCCCGACATGCCAGCGTGGCTAGGCGACGAGCGGATACATATATCGCACCAAGCAAACCTAGTGCGAAAGTTACCTGAACACTATAGGATACACTTTCCCACAGTAGATGAAACTATGCCCTATCATTGGCCTATTACAAAGGAGAACTTACATGGCTAAAAAAGCAGAGCGCACCTTCAAGGCGACCCTTATCAAGAACATGGAAAAGGGTGGCGCGTGGAAGGTTACTTACACAATTACTGAACTCCGACAGAACGGTCTAGGTAGTTATGACGACGTAGAAATTGATAACATTACAACCGCGTGGTCTAACGCTAGTGCAGGTAAGCGTTGGATTAAGGAGAGAGTCCAAAGCCTCACACCACGAAAGAGCGTGAAGCTCGAAGTTACGTCAGAGGACGAAAACGGCAAACCTATTAAGATTTCGGGCACTCTAATTTATAAGCAGGAGATTTAAATATGAGTTTCATTGACCCTATCGTTCCAGACCCAGAGTGGGGGCGCCCTAGCCCGCACATCCCAGATGAAGAGATTTACGACGACGACGACGATGACGACGAATAAACTAAACTTAGATACCCTAGTTAAACTTTATAAGCGTAATAGCCGTATCAAACTAATTAATTGCCATCACTGCGGTCGTCCTTTTATCGTAGATAAGAGAAACATAAGAGTAGATACCAAGTGTTCCTCATGCTAAAACTTAATACAGGCGTCAAAGCGGTTATTGGTTCACTCTCCCGCTAAGGCTATCCATGAAGCCAACCCCTTCGGCTGAGATAGACCTGCGCCTTACTAAATAAAGAAGCCCCCTAGACTTGGCTAGGGGGCTTCACTATTTAAGTAGCGATTACGGTATTAAACAGTTGTCGTTAGAGCAGTATTTCTCACCGATAGCATCCGCTGCCATTCCTGCATAGACGTCTGTGAAGTCAATAGGAAGCAATTTAAATGTATATTTATCATATTCATCTTTAGTTATTTGCGTATATGGCATTTGCGGATAAGTCGCGTTCCCCATTGGTAGGAAGGAAACGGTTTTGAGTTGTCCGTCAAACATGTGAAGCACAGTTCCTACGGCGTCCTTTTCAGTTTCGGCATTGAAGGAGACGGTCACAGATACAGAGTTATCAGACCAGTGGCGTTGGGCAGTAGAGGCAAGCGACATCTTTTCAAAGATAGAAACATCTTTCTCTGAGCGGAGAGCCTGACTCTGGATTGGGAAGAACACTACGCTAGTAGTTTTTGGAGACTCGGAAGCCTTTTCTATTTTATAACCCGACGCTTTAAACAAAGGTAGCATTGGGTCTTCATTAGAGAAGCGAATTGCACGAAGGAAGTACTGTCCCCCAGGTGTCCAGTGAACCCCAGGAGATTCTCCAGCAAGGATAGATACAGTTCCGCTTGGCTTCACAGTAGTAGTCTTAATAGATTCGCGGATACCTAGCCACTCTGAGTATGTGTGGTCGTAGTCTTGGATAACCTTGTAACCAGCGTCCATCCACTCACGAAGGATAGGCATACCTACGCGGTCTGCGAAGTTCGCCACACCAGACATTGAAGTTCCAATACGACGATTACGTTGCATAATCGCATTTGTTTCTTCCCAGTGGGTAGGCAGTAATGTCACAGTTTTTGCATACAGGTACGCAAACTTTAGAGTACGTATGTAATCTTCTTTAGAGTCGTGGCGGTTGAGGTAAGTTTCAACCAAAGTACAGCACTCGAAGGATTCAAGTGATTGCTCAGCGCAAGGGTTGTAACCAGCGGCTCGGTGGTCTTTATTATTAGGTGGGTCGATAAGACGTCCGTATTTACGAGTAACATCCATCCAGATAACTCCAGGCTCACCATTGAGAGCAATACCCTCAACGATATGGTCTAAATTAGAACCCACTGATACCTCAACAGAGTTGTTAGACATCCAGGCCCAACCAGGTGCTGCAGCATCGTAGGAGTTGCGCTCAGGATATACGGCAGGGTTCTTTAAATTTAAGAAGTCCTTGTCGTCTAGTCTGCCCATGAGCAGCTCAGCAGAGCGGCGCACATTGCCACTGACCACACAGACGCCTATTAAATTACCGATATCGGCAACATCCTTGCGAGTTAACTTTTGAGTAGCCCGACCTTCAAATAGGTTATAGATATAGTCGTGTAGTTTGGCTAGTGGCTCTGGGCCAGCAGACGTGCCGCCGAACGTTTTGATAGGCGCACCCGCTGGGCGAATAAGTGTGTAATCAAATACCCATCTAGGTTGGTCTGGTTTTAAGTAGGAGTTGATGAGCATACTCACTGAGTCCACCCATCCTTCGCGGGTATCTGGGATTTCCCAAGTCTGAACATTAGATTCATCGCGGGAAGGGTCGTAGATTGTAAAGTCCTTGTCTGCGCCCTTGTCGTCAAAGCCAACGCCTACGCCCAACATTGATGCTTCCATTAGAAAAGCAAACGGCTTGGCGGGGTCTAATTTAGACATGCTAGAAGTAGATACGAAAGCACAGTTCTGCAGTGCTGCCGAGTTCTTGAGCTCATTGACAAGTGGGGTACCCATAACCCACAGACCTCGGCCTGGTGGGGTCCACTTTAAATTAAACAGGCGGTCAAATGCCTCTTTAGCAGAAGCCTGGGCCCTGGTATCGTTCCAAGGTAGTCGACTGGTTTTGCAGTGGTCTTTTTGTAAGGAGTACATGCCCTCGATTACGCGCTGGCAAACATCTACCCAAGTCTCCTTAGTTCCATCCTCTTTTAATCTAGAGTAGGTGCGAAGGAAAGTGATTTCACCAACCGAATTACCGCCCGCATCTTTATAACCCCAAGGTACTTTCTTGTTTCGATACTCCTTTAGGAAGTCCTCGGTTAGTCTGAAAGATAGGGGCATTTGATTCTCCTTTATCGGCGGGGGGTGTTAGTCTAGTGATGAGTTACAGCCTATTTCAGACTGTGTATATTTAGTTGTGTGGTAGCGCTATTATCAGGATAAGTAAAACTACTTATCCTCAGTTAAATCTTTAATAACCTTGGTAGTTTCGGCCTCATTTAGACCGTTGTTAGGTAGTTCTTTTAGCACTTGAGCCTTGTCTCCGAAGATAGAAGATAGGACTCCAGACGAGCCTTGTCGCTCGACAGTCATGCGAATAAACTCCCTTGAGTCGTCCAATTCCTTGACCGTCTTTATTAATTTAAACAGTCTATCTATCTCTTGGGAAACGTTCGGGTCAGCGTATCCACCGTTCATTTCTTCGCTAAAACGCATAAAAGCAACCCTTTGGCCCTGCATTTCGATGATGGCATTGATGAGGCTCTTGAGTTGGTCTTTGCTCTTTACCTCGACTGGTAACTTGAAAGCACACATAGATTGAGGCTTAAAAGCGGGGCAGTTAGCGGCTACGAAACAGGTATCGCACTGGCGCAACGTACCTGATTGCGAGGTAACATGCACGTTGTCGGTGATGACGCCATCGCCATCTACATCGGTCTTAACCTCGTATCCGAACACTGGTAAATTGATGATTTCATCGGGGTTACGTGGCATAAGTTTCCGCATATCTACCCCCTTATTATCAGCATCTGTAGGGGTGATTTCGGTGTTTGGCGTACCCGCCTCATCCTGATAATAAGACTCTCCCACTTTGTTTATCCTCTCTTCGAAACGTTCGTAAGACCACACCGCTAAGCGGCAAACCTCTTTGTTGTCGTCCTCGGCAATAAGGTCGGCGTCGATTCCAGCCTTGGTATAAACATGGTTATACCTTGAACGGGATTGCTCTTTCATACGCTTGGGGTAGCGCATAAGCCTAGTGCCATCCCACACGATTGTCTCCCCATGAGTCATGGGCGATAGCCACGAAAGGGTATGGGCAGTCTCGGCTTGGATTGAGCGAAGGTTGTCTGGCTTGGCACATCCTAGCGCATGAAACCTAGTTCCCTGACGCTTGGTGGCGGTTCTGGTGGTGGAGGCCAACCTGGTCTCTGACTCAATGGCTGCCCCTGGTATGCCGATATCTAAATAGTTATTTATGAGCCTGTTGAGGTTATCTAAACCTAAGTCGGGGTTCCAGACGGGTAAGAACTTACCTGGCGGCACCTGGGCCCAAGCTGTGCGGCGCTGTTCCTCAACGAAGGCTGGGTCTACAAATCCATAATTAAGTTCGGCAAATAAAGTTAATCTATCGATGTTCATGGCTACAAACTGCTCGTAAGCTGCGGCGAACTCCTCCAGCTCAAGACGTCCCATCTTGGCAGACATAGGGATTCCTGGATATAAATATACATAGGAGTCTTTTGGGAAGTAGTTATCTATTAAATAGGGCTTGGTCTTGGGCAGGCCTCGACGCACCAAACCGTGGAAACTGATGCCCAGGTGGTTAGCCGTAGTGGTTTCCAGAAGGGTTCGATTGCTAGGGACTTCACATCCCATATAGACAATACGCATTACAGACGGTCTCTACGGGAGTCGTTGTCGTATTCGTCCTGTTGTCTAACTAGTTCGGCCTCGATATCTGCCCAGGACTTAAATCCACGCTTTAGGCTATCTGGTCTGAAGTTCTCATTAGTATAGATTGGGTGCATAAACATAATCGTTGTTATGCCACGCACTAGCAGTTTAACTGCCAAATCTGGGTCTGAGGTAACTACATACTCGACTGGCCCCTGTGAACGAACCCACTCTATGTGTCTTAGTTTTGGGTCATCGCCTGGAAACGGCACATCTTCCAAAGGTACGAGGTCGTCAAAGTTATTGATGCGTTGCTGGCGAAGCCAGTGGTCTGACTTTTCTCTATCTTCACATAAAATTAAAACTCTGTGTTTTTCTTTTAGTGTTCGATAAAACTTAAGGCCCTCAACTATTGGATGCTTTTTGTGGTTACGCAGAACCTCATCCATAAATACAAGTATTGCCACGTCTTAGTTCTCCTACTACTTTTTGTTAATTAAGGCCCGCCTAATTAATACATCCGTTGTTGGTAGTTCCATACCATAGGTTTGCTTTTCAAATTCTGCTTTAGAATCTGCGGCAATTTCTTTCATCTGCTTTAGTGCCTGGACAATACCACTGGCCTTGCCAGATTGCCAGCGGTAGTTATGCACATCTGCATAGCCTTGCCCGCTTGCACTAAACGCATACTTTCTACCTTGGTGTATATCTTCAAATAATGATGCGCCTTGTTCTACTGCTAATTTTAATGCTGCTTCTGCATTTCTACGTGCAACGTCTGTTGTTGCTGCACCTATCTTAGTTAATGCATCCGCATACCTACTTAAAATTTCTGTAGCCATTGACGTATCTTGTGCAACCTTTCGTTCCCACATTTTGTTAGTTGGTACGCCGCGAACTTCTGGTTGTACTGTCCAGTCATCTGCGGTTAACGAGTAGGCAGCATACGGTTTGATTGACCGTATATCTGACTGAGCGTTAACATAGAACGTCAACTCAAATATGTCAAGGAAGTTTGCAGTGCTTGGGTGAATCTCTCGCAGGAGGTCGTTGAAGGTTTTGGCGATTTCTTTATCGCTAAGCCCTCTGTACTCTGGATTAGATTGCCTAAATATTAAATAATTAACCCCAATTAAACAGTCTAGGTCAGCTGGTTTGCGAGCTGCAGTCCATTGGTAGCTCACAGCTGAACCAGCTAGCCAGACGTGGCAGTAGGCCTCTGGGTTCTTAAATTGTGTTTTTAAATGCGTAAGTAGGATTCTTAATATAGATGCCCTGGTAGATGGGATAATCTTCCCATTTCTAAACAGTCTAGGGTCTAAACCAGCTGACGGAGCTGCGAAGTAGGATGTCTCTGAGGGCTCTACCGATACTGGCTTAGCCTTCTCAACCAGTGCCTTGTAGTAATCCATGTTCCTAGTCTATATCTTTTTTGTGACTTTCTTTGTACTTAACGTCGCTATCCCACTCAATTATGCGATGGGTCTCTGGTACATCAGTCTTTACTGTGTTCATAAAGCCACAAGCGGCATGTGAATTAACAAATTGGGTTGCCCACATAATGACTAGTGTTTCATTTCCAACTTCTGCAACATCAGCCTGGAAACTACACTCACACTTGCATGTCATTTCGATGAAAGCCACGACCGCCACCTATCCCTAGTTTTGTACATACAGTATACCGCTGCTGTACGGGCTAATGTCTAGTGTATGCGGGTGGGTTTTTGGCTATTTTGAGCTAATAAGCCTATTTGGTGTACAGACCCTTGGCCTTGTTATGCCTCATCATGTTGTAGGACTTGACTGGGCAGAAGTCGCAGAGGTGCATCTTTGGCGCCTTGCTAGAATCTAGACCAGCCTGCTTACGTTCTGCAGATGTACCTGCCGTTAATATCTTCTTATCGGTCTTGTAATCGCTGCATTGTCCCTGTGGACGGTTGTGTTGGGCGTAGCACGTCATAGCATCGGCTGAAAAGTTAGCCTTAGTCTCGTAAAAATTAGTACCAAATACGTCTAATCCAGGCGAACCGCCCTTTTGGAACTGGTCAACAATCTGTTTCTTACCGTCTGGATGTTGCCAAACTAGTAGGTCAGCATCTGCAAGCATACCTCTGTGGTTAGGGTGACGCTCTACCATCTGGTGTAGGAAAGGGTTTTGGTTTTGGTCGTGACCAGGCTTGCCATCAAACGGGAAGCGGTCATCATACGGAATCTCGTCTACGCTTTTGCAGTCATAGCAAGCTAATAAAAGTACCTTAGGACGGTCTTTTGGGTCTTCTTTTGGATTTAATTTAGAAAGGTCTAGTACCATTAGATAAGACTAGCACACTATTTGCCGAACAGGTTACGCATTACCTCGGCTTTGTCTTCAATCAGTGGGTTGCTCTCTTTTTTAGCCGCGCCACGTGGTGGAAGTGGGGCAGGTGGTCGCATACCAGGAGCGGTTGGACGTGTTCCAATTGGGGCAGTCTTATTTGACGGACGCTTGGCTAGATTAGCTGCCACCATCTTCTGCATAATTGGCTGCAGGACTTCCTTGTTATCTTGTTGAATAAAAGTACGACGTGGGAAGGACGCGTCACCATTTGGGTGGATAACGATATCGTCAGCCAAACCGTTGTTCATAAGGTGACCTAAAAGGGCCTTGTGGTCTTGGTTGTTGCTATCGTACCTAAATCTAAAATCTTTGCTGGTGTCTCTAGGGTTGTCACGCATTTCCTGTAGACGCTTAGCCTCATTATCCGCAGACTTTTTAGCAGCCTTTTTAGTATCAATTTTTGGTTGCTTTTTGTTAGGGTCTAAGGAAAGCTCGTATTCTTTAGCCATTTACTTGCCCTTTGCTGGGTCTGTATTAATCTTAATTGCAGGCTGCTTATTCGTTCCTACAAATGTGGAATTCATCTCTTGCTGTGCATACTTTCCACTCTTAAGGTTTTCAGTGTGCTCTGTAGATGCAGCGTTGTAAGCTTTTTGACGAGCCTCTGAGGTTGTCTCTCCAGTTGCTTTCTTAACTGAACGTCCCATATGGGCGGTAACTTCAGGCTTACCCTCATTGAGCCACTTGTTTAGTGACGCACGGCCGCTACCTAAGGAAGGGGTTAGGGAAAACTGACTACCTTTAAAATCAGGGGATGTAATTGTACCGTTGGCTGAAAGGTTTCTTAAAACGTTTACATTACTTTTAGGGGTTTGATAAACCCTATTAGTATCGCGCTCTCTACGTGGTGCTGGCATTATCCTTTACCCTGCATAATTCCCTTTGTTTTACCCAAAACAGTACCACTTATTGAAACATTGGACATGGTGGCACCTGAAACCATAGCCGCATCCTTAAGTTTTTTGCCGCCTTCAATCAGGCTAACGTTTTTTAAATGCGTACCCTTTTTAGAAATGGTTGGACCGTCGTTATCCCCAGTCGCCATGTCGTAGCCAAGTCTGTCGGATACCGCGTCACTAATGCTGTTGTTTGAAGAATAAGCTTGTCCACGTGCATGTGCACGGTTGCTTAGCTCTTCGTTACTTGCAGGGTCGTTTTTATAAAAGATATTTGGACGACGCGCTGGGTCGTACTCTCTACGTGGCGCAGACATTAGTTACCCGCTGGGTTTACTTTGTTTGTCTCTTCTGAGTTAATAAAGCCGTAGTTCATGTATGGGTGTAGACCTGCGCGGTTAGCAGCAACGGTCTGGTCTCCCATGCCTGGTTGTACGGTTGTGTTTGGACGACGCTTGCGGTACTTGCCGTCTGTTGCGCCCTCTGTCATGTCGCCATTGAGGGAACGTGATTGATTAGTTGCCATTATGCCATCCGTCCTTTTACTAGTCTTGAGGCCTTGATACGGTTGCACTTAGGGCAGACGTCCTGGTCTCGTAACGATTCTACTGGATTCATGTGAGAACCACAGGCTTTACAGGCCTTAGTACCGTTATAAATGGTCTCAAGGCGTACATCTGTAGCCCCAGCCATGCCTTCGCCTGTGCTATCAGTGAATAATCCTGGGTCTTTGCTCATACGTTTCCTAACGTGTTGCGGCTCGTAGACTGGGTAGTATTAGGGGTCTGGCTAAAGTCAGACTCTACACGCTGCTCTTTGCCTCTTGGCATACGAACAATATCTTCTAGACCTAACTCTACATCAGTATACCCGTATCGGTCTGGAAATAGATTAATCTGCGGCAAGTTTGGTCGTACGTATTCCTGTAGTTCTGCGCCACTCATAGTCCAAGTAGCGAGCGCCTGATTAAGTAAACGGTCTTGGTTAGACTGAAAAGGTCCAAGGTATTCCTGTGGGGGAAACGCAGCCTCTTCTGGTGTGTGATAAGGCTTGCGCCCATCATTAGTCCACGGTCTACGACCGTAGGTACCATCTGAATATTTACCTGGCATTTTTTACTTCCACTGTGGTCGCATGCGTGCCATTTGGTCTTGGCGTGCATTGTTTACATACATTGGTGAATCGCTCTTTACAGTTGGGCCAGCCTTACCATCATTAGGTAGATGCGGTGCTGGTGCAATGTCTGCCATAAATACGTGGCGAGGACTTCTGTAAAGGTTTCCATCTTTAACGGCATTCATTTGACGCATAATGCCAGAATGTGGTTCAAGACCAGCTGGGTAGTAGTAACCCTGTTGGTCAATGCGCTCACCTTTGTGAACGCCACGTTGATATGAACGCTGTCCTATTCTAACTTTAAGTGAGTCGAGCACATTTTCAGACGCTCCGTTAGGGCGACCGCGGTCATCACGACGTGTGCGGATAGTGCCTAAGTATCCATCTGGATATTCTGCTTGTGGTGCTCGACCTACGCCTAACCGAAGTTCATCAAGCTCATTACGAGCAACAGGAACACCACCGCCACCGTAGTTTGTATACGTACCGTATAAACCACTGGCGCCTAGGTTCTGTGTATTTTGATGTGGGTTAGACATACCTAAATGATACGCCTAGTAGGTTAGTTGGACGCCTTAAACTCGTGGCCTTCGTAAAGGGTCCAGCCATCCATAATGTGAATTGGCTGCAAAGTAAAGGAATCGTCTGGTCTTACCCAGCCAATCATAACGCCCTGTTGCCAGTCTTCCCAGTGCTTTACTGGACGACCGTTGTCGTTTAACCCAGAACCATAGGAAGGAACTGCGCCATCTACACGGCATAGGCAACCTGGGGAACCTGATACTGAGCGGATAGGGCCGTCGCCATTAGCCACAGTCTTGTACTGAAGTTCCTGACGGTGTGCGTGACCAAATACTGTGGAAACGTGTGGATTCTTGTTTACATACGCTGAAGCTGTTGAACCATTGGAACGGACGGTGGTTCCGTGGATAGCGCGAAGGTGTGGAGTAATCCAGTACTCGCCCGCTGGGTAGGCACCCACGTAGTTAACATTAAGTTCTTCAAGACGGAGTAGGTATTGAATAGACATTACAGGCCACTCATCTGGGGTGGCGTTAGCTCGTTTAATACCTTTTGATGCCATGGCGTTCATTACTACATAACGCTGCATACGACAGTCGTGGTTTCCTTCTAGCAAAGTAATCTTTGCATCTGGACAGGTAGCGCGTTGCTTAGCCAATAGCTGATGACCGTAGTCAAGTGCTGGCTGCACAGTGTGTGCAAACATTTCTTCTTGTGCGTACTTACCCATTGTTGGTAGGTCTAGATAATCACCTAAGTGAATAATCTCATCTACACCGTACTTCTCTTCCAAGTACGCTAGTAGTTGAAAATGAACCTCAATTGCCGCTTCATCATGGAATGGGTCCATTGTTCCATCTTCGTATTTACGGTACCCAATCTGTGGGTCTGGGACGAACATAATTAGTCGTCCATCTTTTTTACCTTTGCGCTCTTTATAAGTAGCAGGCTTAATTACTGTAGGTTTTGCTGGTTGAATTGGTGGCCAGGACCAATCAGTTTTAGACTTAATAGCAACCCTATCAAATATGGATGATAACGTTTCATTTACTTCTGGCATGTGCAATACTCCTTAAAGTGTGAGCGAAAGGCAGTAAGTCCCATAGGTAAATTGACGCCAGCTTCTTGCAACGCTTCAAATAGGTTCTTAATATCTACGCTTCTATTTTCATTTTTTAGGCTATTAAATTTTTCTTGGTCATCTTTAGATAATGTAATTACCCACTTCTGTGTCTTACATTTTTTTGGAAGTTTTGCATCAGCAATAAACCCATCTAATATAGACCCTACTGTATCCTTTGGCATACGACCTCTCTCTGATTAAAGGATGATTCCGTCCAATAGCCTATCACACATAAGGTGTTTGTATAGCAAAACACCCACGATTTTTATCGTGGGTGTTTGACCTTGTTATCGTGATTGCAAGGTGGACGTCAGTGGACGTCAGTGGAGTCGCACTATAACCTGGGTTATAGTCCTACTTAATTTTAACTACTTTTTCTTTCTTCTCTTCGGGGATGATACGCTCTAGGGAAATGGTTAGGAAACCATCCTCAAGCTTTGCATCTCCTACGATAACGTCATCCGCAATGGCAAACTTCTGTACGAAGTTACGTGCTGCAATACCCTTGTATGCGTAGTCAGCGTCGTCCTCTCCGCGGTTGCCCTCAACGGTGATGATGTTCTCTTTGTACGTAATCTTAACATCATCCTTCTTGAACCCCGCAATAGCAAGCTCAATCTGCGCCTTATCATCGGGCAGATGCTTAATATTGTAGGGTGGATAAGTGCTTTTAATACGTGCGTCTTCTAGCTCTTTAAACATATCTAGTTGACGGTCAAACCCAAAAGTCCACGGCGACAGCATATTTTGCAACGCTGAAAAGGGGTCTTGGATGGTTGGTTTTAGTGTTTGGAATTGCTGAACTGTTTTAGGCTTATCCCATGGTTCGTGAGGTGAACCTTTTGGATAGCCGCCATTGATGTAGCCTGAAGCCATAATATATCTCCTTAGACGATATAACTTTTTGTGACCCTCCGAGTGAGCGGTCAACACTATTGTAACGCAATCTAAATTAGATTATTCCCATAAATGCCAAAAGCCCCCTGTACGTGCCAGGGGGCTTTTGCGCTATTCAGTTTTAGTTGTGGTCAGCCGTACCATCAGAGAAGTTTGGCTTTACACGATTCACAGCAGGAGCAATGATACGCCCATTTGCCTGGGTGGATGTCGCTTCTGGTGCAGTTGTCTTCTGGAAGTTGACCTTAATACCGTAGCGAGCTCCACCAGTCGCAGTTACGAAGCTGCGAGAAGGCTTTGCTTGCTTGTATGGGTCTGTTGCTCCCTTGGCGTTACCAGTCTTCTTAACTAATGTGCCTTTCAAGGCTTTAGCTACTTTAGCTGGCTTTGCGCCCGTCGCATTAGATGCGGAGGATGAAGTCGGAGCTAGGGGCGCCGAGTTCTTTGATGTATCTTTTGTCATTTACAATCCTTTGGCCGAAGGTATAAAAAGGGTAAAGTATTTACTTGGGAAATACAGGGTTAACGTGCACTGACATCGAAGATAATGGCTGATATCTGGCCGTCATGGCTTTCAATGCTCGTAAATCCTGGAATACAGATTAAATCCATGCCTCTAGGGGCTGTGTACCCACGTGCAATGGCGATGGCCTTCACGGCCTGGTTGATAGCCCCAGCTCCTACCGCACGAATCTTGCAGGCACGGGTCTCATAGATACTATGAGCAATGGCTGATGCTACGGCTTGTGGGTTAGACCCCGCGCTTACGCGTAGAACCTGGTCGTCTTTTTGTTCTTCTGACATTTAATACTCCTATTAGTGGTACTTGTTATCGGAGTATTAATTATCTATTCTAAATTAAATTTGGTCTGTCTAAAGGGGTAGGGGCCTTGGCGTAAGTCCCACAGATGGAGCACTCCATATCCAGTAAATATTGGGATATCTCATAGTCTTGAAAGCTGGCTTTTATGTTCCAAAGACCCGAGTCACAGACAGGGCACTCATGTAAAACCTGGTTTTCATAGGCCATAGACCCACTAAAATCGGGCTTTAGCTCTCTAATACTTTTAGTCATGTTTGCAGTCTAGGAAGTCGTTAGATACTCGATAGGCTATATCCATATAAATTGAAGCCGTTGTAAACAAATCTGTAGGGTGATGAAGGGCGGTTTCCCCGCCCATGCCCCAGTTAGACTTTAAATACTCTGTAAGTCCTGGGGTCAGCCTTGCCATAAATTCATCGATGGTCATCCAACCATCTTCGATAAGGTCTTTATCCTTGTGTGTTTTCGGCAAGGCCGTGCTCCTTTTTAAATCGGAATAGGGTTTCCGTAAACTTGTTTTTTGACTCTTCCATCTGCTCAATCTCTTCTGCAGATAGTTTATCTTTACCTTCTTCATATAGTTTTAAACCATAAGCAAACTGAGCTTCTAGGACCTGGAGTTCCTGTAGTCGACGCTGTTTAACAAAAGCTGCTGCTTCTGCTTTACGCTGTGCTCTTTTATCTTGTGTTTTGCTCATCGATGTTCTCCTTAGCCCAGTCAATCCACTCAAATATAAGGTCGTTAATATCTATAGTATGGTCAAAACCCTCTTCGTGAAGATGCTCAATAAAGTCATCATCAGCTACTAATACTGGTAAATCAGTTCCAATGTTATACATACCTGGAAACATAAGTTTGGTCATTGGCCACCCCACCCTCCGCCTTTAAACTGCACAGATGGTGGTGTATACGACTTAATCATAAATTCACCGCAGCCATCGCAGGTAGGACGTTGTGTAGCATCAAATGCAAAATGCATTTCTACAGTGCGGTCGCACTTCATACATGTAAAATCGTATTTTGGCATTTAAATCTCCCGATAGTCTGGGCTCTGTACTTGTTGGTAAACAGCCTTTTCATACGCAAGCGTACCATCCCCTGAGCATAGCCGCGCAAGCCCATACGCATCACAGGCGTTGTCGTCGGTAAACGTCTGGCCCCACTTTTTGTAGGTATGCAAAATCATCTGGTTCTTCTGACCTGAACCAGCGCCAGTTACGTACTTCTTAAGCGTGGTTGGTGGGATTATTAGTGGGTACTTGTCAATATCTGCCAACTCCATCTTAACTAGGCCACCAAGCTCTCCTAGATGAAATACCTTGCCCTTGGCTCCCATTGCGTAGCCCTCCATGGCTACATCAAGGATTTCTACCCTAGATATCCAATCACGAATAAACGCACGTATATCTAACATACGTGGCATTCCTTTATTAGTTGACTTGTATACCTCTGCGTAATACGTATTGTCTTTATACGCACACATGGCAAATCCTGTAAAGGACTGGTCTATACCTAAGTAAACTGGGCTACTGTCGGTGAGGTCCAGTCCTCCTTCAATTTTTTTAAGGGGCATACCTGTTAAACCCAGTGACACGGCCGCTAGATGTTCTACGTGTTAGTTCACGGCTAGTCAGTGAGTAGTACCGCTCAATGTTATCTAGGTAGGTGCGAACCATCTTGTGATAGGCGCGGGCATAAGAGTAAGCATCTGAAAGTGCCTTGACCTCTGGCTCTGCTTCTACCTGAGCTCTAAGTAGCGTGGCTTTTTCTGAGGCTTTACCTGAGGTCTTGGATAGCAATCCAGCATTTACAGACTCGCTATAGAAAGCCTCGGCCTCCATCTCAGCCAACTCAGCGCAAGCAGCCTGAGTACGAAGGAAGTTCATGTTCTCAATATACTTGCTTGCCATACCCATAAGCTCGGTGTCATCTACTAATGTGATATCACTGGGGAAGTCTGGCAACTCTAGTTTAAGCGAGCGCTTAAAAGGTAAGCCCTGCTCTTCTAGTTGTTTTAATACCTGTTCGCTTATACCTGTAGCTGATAGTTCAGTCATTGTATCCTCCGCATCGCTCGCAATTACCCCAACCATCAATATTGCACGCTGGTGGTGTTTGGTTCTTCACTGCTTCTACAATCTTAGCAGCTGCCTCAAACAACGGTGCAATCGAGAAATCACTCTTTGGTATCACGAACTCTTTAGGTTCTTGTGATGCCTTATTCTCGTAGATGATTACGGCCTCTTGCGGAACATACTCTAGGTTAAGTAATTCTGCAAGCTTCATGTATATCTGCACCTGATTAATGTGAGACTCAAACGGAGCCTTAATTGCTGCAAACATCTTGTCTAGGTCCCCGTTGTGTTCCATGAACAACGACGGGTCTTCCCAACGGATAGTTCCAGCACCAATAGACTTAATCTCTAGCATCAATGGCTCGCCCAAGTTTACGAGTAGGCCATCTGAGTGACCATAGATTCTCAACGGCTCATAAAACAGTGGGACTTCTCGATAATCTAATGGGCCCTCGTGGCAATCTGAACCGCCCCAGAACATCTCTCCACACTCAATGCAGTACCACTTACCGTACAGCGTTCCCATTTCCTGGAACCACTTCTGCCACTTAGCGTGGATAGCATGACCTTCGGCAAAGATAGATGCTGTACGCAAAGTCATAGTGCGATTAGATACTGGTGCCTTACCCATTAAATGGTAGTAAGAAGCTCTGTGGCACCACTCTTTTTTAACCATGTCAGAGGGATGAAGCACGTCGGTACGACGGCTTTGGTCTTTAGGCCTTGATATTAAATGTCTTTCCAAGGAACCTAGTACGCGTGTTTTTTTTCTAGACACGTTGACAAACGCCTTTAGTGCCCCTGTTACTTCTTGTGGTTTCGATGCTTTCATCCCTAGACCTTATCATCAAATAGGTGTTCCTTTAAAGTTGTTCCATCTTTTTTTAGTTTACGTTTTAGTGCGTTACGTTCGCGGTGGCTAAGGCCACCCCAGATACCGTGCTGTTCATCCATCTGGTCAGAGTAAAGTAGGCACTCCCTGCGTACAGGGCACTCTGGTAAACCATCTTTACCAAAGCATACGCCTTTAGATACTTCTGCTATTTTTCTATATTTAGTTTTGTCACGTGGGGGGAACCAAAGTTCCGTATCCAAACCACGACACTTAGCGTTGTGTCGCCAGCCCTCTACGTGCCCTGCGTCGTTGAACAATTATGCTCCTGAATATTCTGGCGCATTTCCAGAAAGTCATCTTCAGTAAGCAATACGTAATTATTATTGTTTAAACTGAAACCGAGGACGGGAGTCCGACTGTCAACGATGGCTTCGTTAACAATCTTTTCTAGTACTGCTGCCTTGACAGTTACCTGAGTTTTGCCAGTCCACTTGTGTTCTATTAACAAGTCCTTAGACCTAACATCACCCTTGCGACTCCAAAACGCGCCACTGGCAGCACTACGCTGACCACCAACAAGCTTTGCCAATCGCTCCTCGTGCTTCTTAGATTCCTTTTGGCCCTTACTCCTCATCGGCTACGAACTTAGAACCTGCCCGTAGGGCATCTAGTACGTCGCGCTCAAGCAGTTCCTTAAGGTCAATCTCTTCCCGTATAGCGCTAAGCATAGCATCTTGTCCCATCCATTTTCTATCCCCATAGTTGTAGTAGGCGCCAGTGCGCTTGATGACCTTATTAAGGATACCCATAGCCATAATCTCTTTGGCAAAATCAATCTCACCTGCTGGGATGTGGCCACCGTCAGCAAAATAGAAGTCAAAAACAGATACCTGTGAAGGGGCTGCAGACTTGTTTTTTAATACGCGGACCTTAATTGACTGGCCAATACGACGCTTTTCTTGCCCTGTACCAGCCTCAATCCACTCATCTCTACGCACCTCACAGCGGGTAAAGAAGGCGTAGTCCTTGCCTAGACCGCCTGGGGTGGTGCGAGGGTCGCCGTACATGACGCCAATCTTTGAACGCCACTGGTTAATAATGATGCCAATAAATGGGCGCTCTTCCTCTACTAGGGAGCGCTTAGAGGCTTTGCCTACCTTACGGAAGAACTTGTTAGTAAGGAGGGCTCCGCGACCTACAGTAGATTCCTCCATCTCTTTATCGTCTTCTGCTGTAGGGACCAAGGCAGGTAGCGAATCAAGAACAATACAATCGACCGCTCTACTTTCTGTAAGTTGGATAACGGCTTCATAAGCTTCCTCCATAATATTAGTTGATACTACGTAGACTCGTGAAGTATCTACGCCACACATAGTTGCGTAACTATCTACCCACTGCTCAGCTGCTACCCATACAGTAGTAAAGTCTGGGTTTGCTTTTTGGTTTGCTGCTACAGTCTTTAATGCAATAGCGGTCTTGCCATTACTGGCTTCGCCAATTAACTCGTGCCACTGGTTAGCGGGCCACCCACCGCCAAGAGATACGTCTAAAGCTAAAGAGCCTGAGGTAAAACGAGGCGGCTGTTCAATAATGTCTGAACCTAATACAACAGTTCCATCTCCATACTTTTTATTAATGTTTGCAATAGTTTTAATTAGTTCTGCATTTTTCATTATTCAATCTTTCCGATAATTGTTGTTGGATTCCATCCGCCTGCATTTACTTGTTTAGCTGGTTGTGGGGCACCTGCACTTTGCTGTCCTGAGACAATGCCTCTACCCATACCACTACCTGATTGGACGATTGGGTATCCGCAATCGTAACATCGTTTTCTAGATTCTGGAGTAGCCCCACCGTAGTTATTACTACCGCAACCAGGACAACGCTCTGCTTGAGGCGTCGCTTGTTGCGTCGGTGGATACTGTGGCTGTGGCGACTGAACGTACGTTGCTGGTTGCGGTTGTACAACACCTTGTCGTTGTGGCTGTTGAGGTGCTGGAGTACCTAACTTGTTTGCCCACCAATTACTGCTCATCTAATATCCTTTTCTCCCATTCCGCTTCCTGTATTTCGCCTGGCTCAATTAAGCCAATCTCCATAGCAGAAGCGAAGGCCCCAATAATAGCGGATAAACTGACAACCTTATACAGCACCCGCATAGTATCTAGTTCACGTTCAATTTCTTCTTTATCGTTGGGGTTCTTTTTTACAATCTCATCAACTTGCACCCCAGTAATAACGTCTGCTGCAACATCAGCAATCGCGTGTAGGTAAGGCAGCAGGTACTCAATGTTGTCTAAACGAAGGTCGCTATCCTCACGCTCTTTCTCATCGCCCTCAGCGCTAGCCTTATTAAGGCCGATGAACTCCACAACCTCATTAGGCTCACCTAGTTCGGTGTCGTAGACATACCACCTAGCGATAGTACTCAGGGGTATATCTTTCTTAAAGTACTCAACATCAAACTGTTCGTCACGTTTATTAAACCATCTACCAAGAAAACTCATTTAGCCTCTCCCCATCTTTGCACAACTGCAATGTCCGCGATAAGCGGGATATCCAATAAATTGATGCCTTCCATAGCTTCTCTAATTGCCTCTCTAGTCTCTTCAACTAAGTTATCAGGAGCTATAGTCACCAACTCATCATGAACAGTGAGAAGGAGGCTGGCGCCTTCTGGTATTAAGTCATGCGCTCTAATCATAGCAAGCTTCATGATGTCTGCAGCAGACCCTTGGATACGGGTATTGAACGCCTGACGCTCAGCACCAGCACGCTCACCTATGTTTCTGCTATTTATCTCTGGTAGGTAACGCTTACGACCTAGGACGGTGGATACAAATCCAGCCTTCCTAGTAACTCCAATAACCTTGGCTCGATAAGCACTGACGTTCTGAAACTTCTCACCGAAGTTACTTAACAAACCTCTAGCCTCGGTGATAGAGCACCCGATAGAACGAGCAATCTTGTCTGGACCTACGCCGTACGCCATAGAAAGAACAAGCACCTTACCTGCTGCGCGGTTTACTCCCATCACGTCACCTACAGTTGTATAGATATCCCCACCTTCTAGGTAGTTCTTCTTCATAATAGGGTCATTAGACATGGACGCAATCACTCTAGGTTCAATCTGTGAGTAGTCAGCGACTACCAGCTTGTAACCTTCTGGAGCGTAGAAGAGGTTTCGGATAGCTTTACCATGCGCGGTGGCTGGGTTGGGGACGTTCTGTAGGTTAGGGTTACGACTCGAGAATCTTCCTGTCTCCGCTCCGTGCTGGATGAAGTCACCGTGTACTTTACCGTTGACGAGGAGACTATCTCTATACTCGACCTTTGATTTACCGCCTGTAGTTCTAACAACTTCGCCTCCTAGGTATGGGATTACGTATGTAGTTAACAACTTATTAAGGTCTGCGTACTCAAGCATCGCCTTAACAAGTGGGTCCTTATCTCTATACGGTTCAAGTGCTTCGGCTGATACAGAGTAATCCTCTACGGTTAACTCTTTACCCTCTGCTTCTTTCTTCATGCCTTTACCTGTATAAATCTTTGGTTTTAACCCACGACCTGAAGGCTGTGGGGAATACAAGAGGTACTGCTTCTCTCTGTTGGAGTTAATATTAAACACAACACCAGCAGTTCTATAGATATCTTCTCTTGCTTTCTCAATGTCTGCCTCTAACTGCACGTGCAGTGAAGCCAAAGCATCCTGGTCAATAGGTGCCCCAGCAAGTTTCATATCACATAGCACTCGTAGAACATCCATCTCTAATGCCATGATGTTTTCTACGCCAGCCTTTGCAATCTTCTCTTTAACAACCTTCCATAACATAAAGGTGTACTTAGCATCTAGGTAGGCGTACTTGGCAACAACGCTGAAGGGATGAACCTCTACCTCAGCGCCTACACCCTTCTCCATCTCATACCCAAGCTCTCGCTTTAAGCAGTCGTCTAGACCGCAACGGTTTTTATTACGGTTATCGTAAATAAAAGAACCAACCATCGTGTCAAAGTATGGTGCGCTAGGAACCTGACCATCAAAATATTTAGTTATAGAACAAAGGTCAAACACTAGGTTATGACCAACCTTTAGCATGTCACTAAAAAATAAAGGACGTAGTGCAGAGAACACCTCTGCTGGATGTAGTTGTTTAGGAGGTTCTGTAAAGACGTGAGTGTGTAACTTCTTATTCTTTGAGTAGTCTACGTCGTTAAGTTTTAAGCCTTTTTCAGCCTTCTTAGCTCCCTGTCCAGTAAGAGGTTTAATAACCTCAGACAGTTCACCGTTTGGGTGACCTAAAGGAATAACATCACCGCGACCATATGTAGCAAAGCTAAGCCACATAATCTCATTAACAACGGACACACCTCTACGGGGTCCGACAGTTTCGCAGTCAAAAGCAAAGGCATCTTGTTTTAGATAATAGGCAACCATCTCATCGAGTTGCTCTTTAGTAGTTATTATATTCATCGCATCCTAAAAATAAGTGAAGGCTGGGGGTCTTAGCACGTGTTGCCCCCAGCCTAACACTATTGATTAAAGAAGGGAATTAGCGATTTCTTCTAGCTCTTCCCATGAGTGCTCCTTAATAATGGAGCGTGTGTAAGGCTCAATCTTTGCCACTTCTGCCTCAGCAAAAGCTGGGTCAATGCCCCAATCTTCTGCAAGGTCGCGAGACTTGATTGCCTGTAGATGGTAGACAGTCTGTTGCATCTTTCCAGTACGGCTAATAGCCCAGTAGTTCTTAGTCAAAGGTCCCTGTGGGGAAAACTCTGCTGAGTGTAGGGTCTTATATAGACGTGGACTTGCAACCAACATCTGACGTACTACGCCTGACGGGGTGATAACTGCGATGGTGAAAGCACGCTTATCTTCAGGCTTGCTTCCGAGCTTTGTGCACAGTGGGTCGTTGGGTCCAAGTGAGACGTACGACTTCTTGCCAACAGTCTTCTGTTGTAGGAAGTGTTGCTTGTAGATAGCAAAGGGACCAGTTTGGTCAATGAACTTGATAACGGTGAACTCGCCATCACTGAACTTAAACTCAGTTGGGAAGTCACCTGATGCGGTTGTCAGCTGTTCTGCTGCTGCCCAACCTGATTGAACTGCATTGCTGCTTGGTGTTGCTGGACGGTCATCAACAGCTGTTGTTGAAAACGCGTCTGTTACTGGCATGTACTCGTCGGTACGGTCGATTGCCATATGGCATTTCTCCTTAGTTTCGTTTGATTCATCGGTTAAGCTCGGCAGACTTTATGTTCTCCCAAGCCTCAGCTATTGCGTTAGTCAATTGCTGGTTAGGCCATTGTATCCTAGTTTTATCTAGGAGTCCAGCCTTTCCAAACAGTTCAACTATCGCCTCGATTTGAGCACGTGAGTATAACCTACGCCCTCTCATCTTTTCGCCATTTTTTGTTTCTTTATCAGACAGGCGATATGGAGCCTGAGGTATGTACTCTTGTTTAATCCAGTAACGGATTGTTACAAGAGGTCTACCCAATGCCTGTGCCAAAGCACCTACCTGATAAAACTCGTGTAGTTCTCCCGACGGGAGTTTTCTAAACACAACAGTGGATGTCCAATCGGAACCATCTTTTACTGTGCGTTTATTTTTTGGTTTTGTCTCTCTACGTTTTCTCTTACTACCTGGATAGTAAGTGTCTAAGTCAGAGAATAGGTTATCAATCTCGTCCACTGCTCTTACCTACAATAAATGCGTAAGAAACTTTTTGTGGGAACATTGTATCGATATCTTCTTCAGTAAGGTGTCCGTTATAAAATGCAGCCATAATTGCTGACTCATCTAATGTTGGAACCATCTTAATGCATGTGTCTTTAATACCCTTTTTATTAAGGATAATCTCTGCTGCATTGATATCTAGGTTTTTAATTACGCGCTTCTGTTTCATAATCTGTTCTGCATCTTCTACTGCAAGAACAATGTGTCCGCGCTCGTCTTCAGTACCAAACTCATCGATACACTCTGTGAGTCTTTTTTTAATTTCTGTCTGACGTTTTGTCAGCAGTTCTACATTATCTTTTAACGCCTTGAACTGGCGTATATCTTCTTTGATGGCATCTGTGTTCATAAGTTTCCTAACGTTTAGCTGTTAGGTAAAACTTAATGGATGACTAGATGGCTGTCAAGTTACTTTGCGTTATTGGCTTTTACGCCGCGGTAGCCAGTCTTCTTCTTGTTCATAGAGCCTGGCTTCTTGTAGCCAGCTCCGTTAGGAGCTGCTGCCTGGCGCTGAGCTAGAGCTTTAGCAATCTTGTCGTGATGCTTCCCCATTTAATTATCTACTTTAATATAATCTTCAAGGGCTTCGATAATAATGCTGGTCACTGTAACCTTATCAGCTGCAGCTTTCTTCTGGACCGCTGTCCACAGCTGGTCTGATACGCGGATAGTACGCGTAGGGGTCTTAGGCGAGTTAGGCATCCTATAAGTGTACATGCCCAACGATAATCGTTGGGTGTAAAGCTCTCCCCCAAGGACTCGAACCTCGATAGGCGGAACCAGAATCCGCAGTCTTGCCAATTAGACGAAGGGAGATTGGAGCGGTTGACGAGGCTCGAACTCGCGACCTGCACCTTGGCAAGGTGCCGCTCTACCAACTGAGCTACAACCGCATCGCTGCCCCACCTGGACTCGAACCAGGGACACTCGCATTAACAGTGCGATGCTCTGCCAACTGAGCTATGGGGCATTAGACGTTAGATGACTGAAGGTAAGCCTTAAGGCTCCCTACAGACATTGACACCTTAGTTTCATCATTATCTACTCCTTCACCATCCATGATGGCATTAGCAATAGAACTCTTCTGTTGTAGGGCTTCCCATTGACGTTCCTCAACGGACCCTGAGATAACTATATCTTGAATTACGATAGAGGGCCAGGTTGAGGATGCTCTCTTAATACGGCCGTTACGCTGTGTGGCTGTGCCCGATGACCACGGCAGGTCATAGTTAACCAACATGTTGGCTGCAGGCAGGTCTACCCCGTAACCACCAGCATCGGAAGAAATAAGAACACGAACACTAGGGTCGTTATTAAAAGCAACCTTGTTATCTTCTTTAGTTTTAGCATCTAACTTCCCTGAGTATAGTCGGCACTGCTCTGGTCCTAAAGCCGCAGCAATCTTGTCAAGCATGTCTACGTAGGTAGCAAAGATAACTACTTTGTTTTCTTGATTCTGCTCCAAGAAGTCTTTAACGTACTGAGTAAGATAGTCAAGCTTAGGCGAGTTATTAACACTATCAAGAAGACCCCCATCAACCAGTTCAGTGACATAAGCAGAACCCTCTCCATTCATTTGTTTAAACTTAGCTGCACTACTACGTAGTAGTTCGGGATGAGAACAGAGCATCTTTAATGCTCCAATCTTAGACATAATCTTACCGCGCATCTCGTCCTCAGGGCCACCGCGACGGGACTCCATCCCATAGTGAGCCATGATATTAAAGTTAGAACCAAATAAGTCTTGAGCCTCGTCAAGGTCTGATAACAAGTCTTGTGATATACGTGTGTATAGTTTTGAGCAGGCTCTATCAAAGACAATCTTTACTGGGTCTTTGTGGATAGTGTCAGGTAAGTATGGGGCAACGTCTGGGTCTTTCTGCGCTTTACGTACAGAGGCCTCCTTCATCTTAGTGTGAAGGGTAGATAGGTTGCGGTAGTACTGGGGTGCTCCCCAAGAGTTTCTTACGATAAAAGCAGCATCAAAGATATCAAACCGACCAAGTACGCTGGCGTCAACGAACTGCATAATGCTATACAGCTCTTCAGGCTTACCATTTTCAATCGGAGTACCAGTGAGTGCAAATCTATATGGCGCATTGATTAACTTCTTTACTGCTCGGGAACGTTTGGATTTGAAGGACTTGATGGCTGTGGCTTCGTCAAGGATAACGAATCCTCGTGGTAAGTCTTTGATGAAATCCCAGTCGTTAACAACTTGCTCATAGTTAAGGATAATGTAATCAATCCCTGTATTCCGCCAGTCCATTGCTTCGGCGTATTGTTCTGCACGCTTCTTCGGCGTTCCATCAATAACCAAAGCTTTTGAAGTTCCACCTGTAAATTTCTCAATCTGTCCAGCCCACTGATACTTCAATGAGGATAGACAAATTATAAGACCAGGCTCCTTTACTTTCTTGGTATCCATCAGTCTTTCTATAGCGGCGATGGTTAAGACAGTCTTGCCTAGTCCCAAGTCGTAGGCAACTAAAACCCTACCGCGCTCGCACATCTTATCGACGGCTTCTGGTTGGTAGGGTAGAAGGGTGCCTGTAAAGGTCAAGCGTCTCTCCTCCAGTGAAGATAAGAGCGAATGTAAACAATCCCGTAGGCAACAGCAGCAACAATAAACCCATACTGGTTTGTTATTAAAGCGTAGACAATCCAAAGACACTCATTGAGACATAGGATTAACCATCCCCAAATAGTTTTTCTACCTACGAAAAAGATACCAGTTACGCCAATAGCGGCTAGTAACCAAGACCAATACTGATAGTCAATCATACGTATGCTCTCATCCTTGTAGCAATTAAGACCTCTAGGTCTTCAAGCGTACCACTGTTAACAAATATCTGGTCAACCCGCTCTCCGTCCATGGCTGTCTCTGATACGTGAGGGTTAACGGCACCTACTCCAGGGCGCTTGATACGCCATATCTGGGAGTTGTCGTACTTACGGATAGCGGCAGCTTCATTAGGAAAACGCACATCAGTAATAACAAAGTTACCTTCAAAGTGAACCTTACGTAATGCTTGCTGTATCCAGAAGGTCTCACCGAATGTTTTGCGAGCGCCTACACCTAAGTTCTGTAGAAGGTTGCGAACCTCTGGAAACGCAGTCTTTGCCACATCCCAGCCATAGCCATCTACAACACCTTGAAGTCTGTAGCCCCCGTCTTTGACTGCAGGGTTCATCTCGTAAAGCAGTTCGCGGATAGGGTCAGCAAACGCAACGCGTGTGTAACCATACTTTTGAACTAGTATCTCAGCCAATGTGTCTTTACCTGACTGTGCGTAGCCTGTTAATCCGATAATCATTCATGCTCCTCTGGACAACACTCTTTACATGCTCTTATTAAAGTGGCTGAACCCCTTAGCGCTTCCCAATGGTCTGCAGTAGGCTTATCACAGAAAGAACAATACTTAGCACGTTCCTTGTTCTCTGCTGATACCTTCTCTAGGTAATCGCGCAGAGGGCCCGCGTCCATCCACTTAGCGCTGCTGCTCATGGCATATACCCTAGTATGTGTCTTGCGTTTTGCAAACCCCACTCAATCTCTTTACGAGACATCCCGCCGACATCTTTCTGGTCAGTCTGTGCGTAGTTAAAGAACCAAGAAGACAGACCGATATCCATAGCCTTAAACCTTAACTCTTCGGTGCAAGACCTGCCAGCGTCGTCATTGTCTAAAGCAAAAATAGGTCTAGTCGCTCCCCTAATCATGCTCCACTGAGTATGTGAGACGGCGCACCCATAAGTGGCGACAGCCCCCTCTATACCTAAAGAAGCTAAGCGAATAACATCTAAGGGGGACTCAACAACAATCATGTCCCCACCTTTGTAGTGCTCATATCCAAACAAGGCTTCGCTTTTTTTAACACCAGTGGTGTTTCTAAAGAACCTGGTCTTGTGGCCCTTCTCTTGCCATCCTAAAAGTTTATTAGTAATCGGGTCTCTAATAGGAATAATCCAGTTGCTCTGATTATGGTTCCACTTCACTCCATATTTAGCTACTGCCTCAGGTAATAAACCTCTGCTCAGGGAAATATCGTCGGGTACCTGTCTGAAAGCGTGAAGCATCGACTCATGAATAGGCGCGTACTCTTCTTGCTTAGGCTTCTCACCTTCGATTAACTGCTTTATACGAGCAGCTAATCTAGTCACTGTTACATCTACATCTATGGTGGCGTCGATAGTCCCACCTAAGTAGTTGACTAAGGTTTGTAAGCCACCCTTCCAGTCACAAGAAAAACAAATAAATAAACCGTTCTCTCCATTAATCCAAAAGGACGGGTTGTTATCTTCTTTACCTGTACGTTCTTTATGAGCGGGGCAGTGCAGTTGTATCTCACTGTTCCTAATAGAAACAATCTTAAGACCAAGGACTTCTAGTGTGTCTTCGATGCTAGATGTCATTTACGTCAATCTCTCTAAAGGTACCTGTGCTCCAATCCCAGATAAGCGATATCTCCATACGTCCAGAGTTACGGCTTTCTAGCACCTTCAAGATACGAGTGTCGTCTACGTTCTCATCTTCACGCTGTAGACCAAAGATGACGTCAGCATCTTGGTGGAAGGATGATGAGTAACCAATAGAGTCGGCAGTTACTTGACCTTTACGCATCTTCCAGTTAAGAACCTGAGTTGTAATAACAACTGGCACCTTGTACTTCTGAGCCATGCGCTTTAGGGAACGAGTGATGTTAGTAATAGCCTGTGGGGTGTTAGCTTCCCCAGTCTGTTCGTCAATCATTAAATAAACACCGTCAATAAATACAATCTCTGGATGTAGCACTGACAACTTACTAGCTATACCAGAGACTGTAGAACCATTGGCTGAGTCAACTAACCAGAATGGCTTACGCATGTTCTCCATAGAACGAAGCTTTGCTTGATACCTTGCTTCTTCTTCGTTATCTAGCAAACCATTGATAAGACGTGAGTGTGAGATGCGTGCTCGCATAGCGTCGTAACGAGTCTGCTGTTCGTGGTTACTCATTTCAAATGACTGGAACATAACTGACTTGTCCTGTAGGTGAACGTTCTGTGCAAACTGCAAAGCAACAGTTGACTTACCAGTCTTAGGTGGAGCAACAATTACAATTAACTGACCAGGCTGTAGACCACCAGTAACTTGGTCAACACTAGGAAACCCTGTTGCTGTTCCAAGTAACCCTGGGTTGTTTTTACGGAAGGTGTATTCGTCCCAACGCTTCTGTGGTTCATCAATAAGGTTTACATCGCTAGTCTTACCTAGCCCGTCCTCTTCTAAACCAATGATGCCAGCTTGAACTATACGTAGTCCTTCTTCGTGGTCTTTAGTAGAACCATATGTGGCAGCGGCAGACTCCAACATCTTTAAGAATGAAGAAGAACGACGTGTAGCAACAACGCTGTCAATTAAATACTCTAAGGCGTCAGCAGACTCATGCTGTTTCCATGATGGGAAGTTCTGTGTTACTACCTCAAGGCTTGGACACTCTGCATACTTAGAGAAATGGTCGCGTACAAAAACCCATACACGTCTTACTTCACCGTCTACAAACCATGCGTCTTTAACACCACGGTCAAATAATGGGGCGAGGTCGCGGCTCTCTAATACTTTACTTAATAGTCGTAGTTCGTTGTTCATTGTAAGTCAGCGAATGTCCTTCCCCAGTGTCCGTAACGTAAGAGGCGAGAGTCTACATCAACTACACCAACTACTTCAGGTCGATAGGGAAGTTCGCTGAGCAAGTGTTTGTCCGATTCATACGCCGTGTAGTATCTAAATGGGTTAGTACCGTTCTTGTCAAGCTCATCCATGGTCTCTGACAAACCATCATCATCTAGCTCAAACGATACTAACTCAAGCGTGAAGCCAGCCCTAGTTGTAAAAATGTACAAATAGGACAAAGCATCACGTCTAAACTTTTTATTTATTTGTACGGATGGGATGACAAGAAGCTTACGCTTTACTGTCATCTCCACATCCATAATAATGTCTGTGGTAACTAATATCCTTCTGGGGAGTTCGTTACTGATATCCCCCTTCTTCATTAAAAGACTTCTATCTTGCCGAAGTTTATTACAAACTCCCTGAAGGCTTCCTTTGATGAACGGGCATTACTGATATCGTCCTTGGACGCACGGCTAGAAAACTCTAACGGATAATTATCGCCACCGTTTGCTTTGATGCGTGCGCTTACAAACTTAACATGCTTGCAAGTATTGCGACCACGATAACCAGGGCAGGTGCAGTACAGCTTGTTACTATCGTCCACTGATACTTCATAGATACCAGGACCAGGTGACTGTGTTTGACTAAGAAACACTTGTACTAGTTTAGTTTCCATTACCTTGCTCATTCTCGTAGGTCTCCTTTGTTAGTAACCATTGGCAAATACATAAACGCTTCCTTAGCAAAACTCTCGGTAGCATCGCCGTAAAGACTACCCCAGTCGTCAAGACTGACGTTAGTGGTTACTATGGTTGGCAGTCCAAGATTGAATCGTGTACGTAGTACATGATGCAAAACGTTCTTCTGCCACCCACTTAGGCTAGCGTGCTCCTTGCCTACGTCATCAATCACTAGGACTCGGATGTTGTAGGAGTCGTGCGCTTCACCTAAGAGACCATAGTAGAGGACCTCCTCCCAGTCTGTCGGGCTATCCATCATGCGACCTGATAAAGAAAGCACATCATTAAAGGTCATAAAGTAACAAGGACGTATAAGGGTTAGGCCGTCCTCTACGTCAAAGGCAGACGGGGGTGATAGCCTCATGATATCTTGGATGGTTGCAACAGCCACCGTTGATTTACCGCGGCCAGGTTTACCCGCAATCATTAGACCTTTGCCACAGTGCCTGCTACCAGAAGCTCTAACGTTAACACCTTGGTCTAGCAAACTAATCCAACCACGTATCTGTTCGATGTCTTCTGGGTCGGTATCAACGCAGTCATCCAGTTCCCAACCAAGGCGTGCCTTAGGGATGTTGGAAGATTTAATCCACATCTTACGACGAACTTTTTGCTCTTCTACTTTGTACATTAGTCCAACCCTAACAGCTTTCGGTTCTTTGCTCGTGCAACGGCAACAGCATCTAAGTCCTCTGCCTTTACAGAACGCTTGGCTTCGCCAACCTTTGTCGGAGCCCAGTTTATAAAACCCCAGAAGATTTCCTCTGGGTTATATAACTTAGTCTTATCAAACTTTTTTGTCGAGATGTAAGTATCAATAAGATATTTATCAATCTCACCGTTGGTGTCGTTGTCTATACGGAACAGGTCCATAGCCCTAACCAACTTAGGCCGTTGGGTTAACGCCACGTTCTCTACGTTCCAGATTAACTTAACCTGTTCGGAGAAATGGTTGACGACATCGGCTGGGGACCAGTCAACCACAGCGCGACTAGAGCGGATGCGCTGTCGGTCGCGGTAATGAGCCTCCGACTGTTCCTTGCGCTCTTGCTTCTTGCGCTCCCTGTCCTTCTTCATCTCATCTGCTAAGTCATCTGGGTCTATCGGCGTTGAGCCCAAGCTCATGATTCCTCCTATGTTTTCTTTCCCGTTCAGTGCGGAACTCTGTTCCGCACTTTTGTTAACTGAATTAGCATATAAGCCATACTGCTCTTTGCTATATGGGATATCTGCTTTATAGGTATCAGCTATATTGCTATTCAGTGATATGTAGATGCTGGTTTCACCGTTCGGTAAAACCGCTAACGGTTTCTTACCAGTCATCCAGTTATGGGCGTAGGCTACACCCTCTGGGGTAAGTTCCACTTTGTACCAGAATGTCCCTTTTGCCGTTTTACCGTTGGAAAGCCGTACAAGGCCTATAGAGGCCAGCTCAGCCAGGGCAGAGTCAATCTGTACGCGACCTACCCCAAGCTCCTTAGAAAGGCCCTTAACGCCCTCTGGAGCCCCATAAACGGCTATCTCTAGGAGTACACCTAGAGTCTTAGGACTTAGGGCCACCTTGGGCCTTCCACTCCTCAATAAAGACTCGGGCGAAGACTCGGGCTATCGCTTCGACTCCCGCATAGATATCTTCAAGGTCTTCGGAGTCTTCTTCTTCTTCGTCGTCGTACTCTTCGTCGTCGTCTTCTTCCTCGTCGACTTCTTCTTCCTCCTCATCGGTCTCCTCACTCTCTGTGACCATCTCAGCTTTGGGGAATAGGGTTGCCTCTGGCTCCTGAAGGGTTTCAGATGGGGTTATCTCTGATAACCCATTAATCAGGTCATAGCACGGGATGTTAGCTTTTTTACAGGACGCTAATACTGCAAGCGAGGCTTCGTCACCATCGTCCCAAAGAAGGAACGCAGACGCGTCTGCTCCAGCAACTATCTCTACAGATTTTTTAATTGGCTCATCATCATGAACTACTGATGCAGCAGGCATACTGCCCAAGTCAGCCTCTGGCTTTGCTACCAGAACTATCTCTTTGTTTTTATCTTTAGCAAACTGTGCAACGAATACCTGTGATGGTGTTGCATGTTTTTCAATAGCGATAACAACAGTACCGCCATCGCCTTTTGCGTAGTAATGGTCTTCCATTAACGCTTCAACGTTTTGTCTACTGGTGGCTCCTTTACCAGCCACTAGAACATAATATTTGCTCATAGGACCTCCTTAGGTCCCTATTACCCTATCACTAATCTCGGGCGGTGTTAACAACTGCGGGTTTATAGGTAGACATCCGCTCAACAATTGCAAGGAGCGCTGCCCCCAGAAATGCTCCAGCGACTGTCCACAGGATGGCCTGCTTAGTAGTTGAAACTTCAACTAAGTACACAGCTACGCCTGCAAATATAATTGAAAGTACGGCATTAATTACGGAAGTAGGTATAAAAATACTTAACACGTCTACTAGATTCCGCACTGTAGCCAGGAAGAACCCAGTAAAGCAACCAACGAGTATTAGCTCCAGCATGGGAGCATCATACTACGTCTTTGGCTGTGCTAGGTATAGGGCGTAGGTAGACCCGCTTACAAGCCAGTCATCTAGGGCACCTTTTGCAAGGCGGTCAGCGATAGCTACTCGGTTCCTGTAGTAGTGGCTACGGGCTAGGTTAGGGACTGAGCCCTCCCAGAACAATTCAGCAGTAGAGCCAAAGCCCTGGCTTCCATCAAAGTATCGAAGAACAAAGGGGCTGTTCTCAAACAAAGCATTATCTAATGCGATTGAGTCATTAACCGCACCATTAGTCCATAGGATAGAAACGCTTGCATAGGCAGCATTCTCAGGTGCAACAGATGATGTGTTAATTCTTGACCAGTCTGTAGAGCTACTAATTGTTACAAGGTCAGCCAAGGTGCTAGAGATAGCTGTCTTGGTGCTGTCATACCAGTAAATAATTGGTCGCACAGTTGGGGCAGCGGTTCCAGTAACTCGTCTTACATACACACTAAAGGTGTAGTTGGTAGATGGGTAGTGAATGTCCATGTAGTTAGCAGAAGAGGCTGCTGCTCGAACTTCTGTATTGCCAGTTGCAGGCTTAGTTACTAAACAAGAGCTTCCAGCTTTAGCAATCGTCCCTGCATCAGCAGTAAACGCAACAGTTGCGGTAGGGCTTACTGTGTAACTAATTGTAAAATCTGTAACTGCAGTAATGGTCTGCACACCGTTGTATGCTGCAGGCAACCCTGCTACTACAACAACATCGTTAACTTTATAAGCGTGAACTGTTGACAAAGAAATTTCTGCAGTTCCACCAGTCTGTTGATAGCCTTCAATAATTAGTAGGTCATCAATAGGGTCAGTTTGAGCACTTGAAGCTGTTGCTGTTCCGTTTGTAAAACCCCAAGGTGCAAAGCTATTTGCACTATTAAAGGTTGGGTTTTTAATTTCATTAATTCGGCTAGCCTTCATGGTGATGTGCACCTGGCGAGCCTCATCAAAATCTGTAACAGCTCCAGCCTTTTCAAACTGCGCTGCATCAAAGTAGTGGCGCTCACCGCTGTTGGCGTTAGCAACGCTAGATACAGAAATTGTAGGTGCTGCGTAGTAAGACTCTTGGACACGGTTAACGGTGGCTAGGAAGCCAGAACCCCCTGCGCTACCGATAGACGCCTTATCAAAAGAGAATATGGTTGTGGTATCTGAGCCTTTGCCACCGTTAGTAATAGACACAGAAGACACTGACCCACCAGAAATAGCAATGTTTGCTATTGGGGCTGTCGTAAACGCTTTGCCGCTAACTCTGGTTAATGGAACGCCTGTATAAACGCCATCGGTATAGCCAGAACCGCCTGTAGCAAAGAAAGGATTTAACGTAATGTTGCAGGGACCTTGAGCGGTTACTACCGCTCTTGTAGATAGGGCTCCTGTGGCATTTGTTGTAGGGTTACCTGTAGTAGTAGACATGAACGTTCCAAAGCGGTCGTACCAACTTATGCCTGCTGTAAAACTTCGAGCTGTTGATAAGGCTGCGCTATAGATGCTGAAGGTATAAGTGTCTCCAGAAATAATAGGGATACCCAAGGTTCTTGGTGATGCGCTTCCACAGGAAATGGTAACAACTTGTGGGGAACCTGTTGAGTTTGCAACAGAAAGAATACCTTTTCGTTTATTTGGATATAGAGCAAGGGTTGTAGGTTCTGCATAAGGGGTTGGGTATGGCAGAACTGTTGGATAGGCATCTGCTTCTTGATTAAATGCATCAACTAAAGCAATGTCTGGACTAGAAACAATAATCTCTATGTAGCTAAGTGGGTCAACACCTGTGATAGCCACAGGAGTGCTGGCGTTGTAACCAGGGGACTTAAATCCACTAATAGTAATTTTATCCCCAATTTTGTAGCCGTGAGCTCCTACAATCATACGAAGGTTATTATTATTAACTTGGTATTTGGTAACAGACTTTGCACCTAGTTGAGATAATAATGCTGTGCTATCTGGGGTTGTCCAGTGTCCAATGCCTTCTTCAAATGAAGAGTCGTTGTAATCCAACATCAGGTTGTGACTTACCTGTAAACCTTCAAGTGTTGGGTTAGGGGTTCCTTCGACAGGGGACGGGCAAGCCCACCCTGTAAATCCCTTTATGTACTCTCGTAGACCCTGTGATGAGCCCTTTTCTTTTGTTAGCTGAACAGAGTCTCTAACAAGGATACGAGACTGTTGGAAACCAATCTCTGGCTCGTACTTAAGTCCAAACTGATTTAACAGCAAGGGAATAGAGGTTGCTGAAATTCTTTCAAAGTTATAACGGTCTGTAATAATTTCAGCTAGCGCCCTTGTGTGGTCTAACTCATAGGCAAATAGGGATAGGAAATTATATAAATCATTGTTATCTGTAGCTTCAGATGCGATGTAAGGTGTTGTTAGCTTATAAATCTGTGGCAAGTAGCTGTACATCTTGTCAGCTGTGCCGTAGTTCTTTACTGACATACCAGACATTCGTCCAGCTAATACCCATGTCAGTTGTACAGAGTCAAATACAAAAATAGAATAGAAGAAGACCTTTGACTCTGCATTTGTAAGGGAGGTTTTATCTACATAGAACTGAGGGTCTGCTCGTCTAGTAGTTTCAAATACATTATCTCCATCGGTTACGTTTACAGGGAATCCGTATGGGCTTCTTACCAGACGCAACTTAACCCACGCACCTACTGGGCTTGTCCAAAATAAGGTTAACTGGTTATACCCAGAGGACAAAGCAAAGACGGGGTTAGCGTCGTAATTAAGAGCGTTATCACTACCATAGTAACTTAGAGGGAAGCTTAACGCGCTGTAGTAATCAAGACCATACCGTGCCATTAACTAATGCCTCCGCTTGTTGTTAGGTCTATTCCTACAACGGTGGTTACTCCAGCAGCCTTGGTTGTCTCTAGCTGAGGGAGCTCATTAACTGAACAGATAATATCTTTTACAGCTAATAGGGATACTTTTCCAACAGGAGATACAGCAGCTGTAGGAACGTTTGTACTAATAACCGCGTAGTTAAAAGTAGTAGGGGCTACAGCGGTAACAACAAAAGTGCCATCAAAAGGAGCGGTAACGCCACTTACCAATACAGTCTCTCCAACTTGAAGGTTGTGAGTTGCTGTAGTTGTAAGCGTGGCTACGTTATTTAGTAGAACCTTGTTATTGATGCTCCATACCTTGTCTTCATCTTTTCTAATCATCTTACTCATAGACACGCGAGAAACGCCATCTACTTCTTTGATGACTCCTAAAACGTCTGCCGTAGTTATGCGGTCATTAAAAGATACGTTATCAAAATCAAATAGCTCAGCAATAGCCTCTTGAATTGAAGCCGTTACCTGGGCATTTCTAAACTGTGGCAATATCACACACTCTAGCTTAAGTCGTACGTCTACGTAAGCAGGTGGTTGAAGTGTGATTGAAGTTCCTGGAGGTGTCTTATCTTCAAAGAACTTACCAATATCAACCGCTAAGTTATTAAATACATCTGATGCTGTCTGTCCGTCTGCCTGTAGTCCAGAGTCACCAAACGGTGCAATAAAGATAGTTACACTGCTGTATACATCTGAGATAGAGTTTGCCTTTGCCACGTTTGGTACTTGAATAGCGATATTAGAGTAGTCAGACAACGACACAGCGCGGTTAAGTGCTCTGACGCTTCTAGGGGCGTTGATACGAATAGAGTCTGTGGTCTCTGGGTCTGCTCCACCTGAGGCGGCACCAGAGGTCTGTCCAACATCTTGGTTGTTTACGCTAAGGCCAATAGTGGAATTGGTTTTAATAAACTTAATAGTATTGGCTGCAACGTTACCAAATTTTCCGCCGCCAATTCTGTACGTAGCTCTAATTGAAGCCTGGTTCGCTGGGATGCGACCGCTGATGCCGTCACCAAATTGAACATAGGTTGTTCCTTCAGCATCTGTAAAGGTAGTAAAAACTGGGTCGTAATCTTGGTAGTCAATTAAAAACGGTACGTAAGAGTACTTAACTCCAGATACATCTATCTCAATACTTCCCGCAATTACTGGAGATTCTGGAAGTGGATAGAACTGATTAGCCGCACCACCAGATACGCCTATCTCCCCATCCTCAGGACGTGTTACTGGGTCATATCCGACAGTCTCACCTTGGGTCGCAGTTACTGTAATAGAACCATTAACTGTTGATACCTTTGCAGGCACGGTAACTGCGCTATCAGTTTCAAAAATAATTTGGGTTGTAGAACCGCTGTTAACAACGGTAGTTGCTACCTGAGTTCTTTTTGGTACGGTAATAGTGCTACCTGTTGAGTTTTGAAAAGTCAATAGAACTTTTGCAGCCGTAGACTCTGTAGGTGTATACCCAAGAAGTCGTGCAATTTTTAAAACGTTGTCTCTTTGACTAGAGGTGGTAATGAACGCCTCATTTAGAGAGCGGTCAATATAGTAGTTAAGCTGGTCACCCATATAGGCAAACAACTCAATTAACGTCATACCAAAATCTGCTGGGTCACGGTTGGTCCAGTTAGGTGCAAAGTATGGGATTAAAGCTTGCATCTCCTCTTTAAGGGATAGGTAGTCACGAGAGGTGTAATCTACTTGTGGGACATAGTTTTCATTTGCCATTATCGGACCTCCTGTATTACCTCTCCAGCTCTGGAGAATATCTTAGTCTTTATACTTAAAGACTCTGTTAGTGTCTGTTGGGACTTTCTATACTTAATATCTAACTCTAGGGTTCCACCACTATCTAGGTTTGGGACTGCTTCTATAAACTCTAGGTAAGGAAAGAACTCTGTAAAACATGCAGCTACTGCCTCAGTAGCAACTGCTATGGCAGTATTTTCATCTTCAAATAGTGTCTCATAAACTGCGCTTCCAAAGCTTGGGCGCATCACCCTCTCGCCTGGACGGGTCATGATTGCTAGCACAAGCCTGTCCTGGATAATCTTTTTTTCATCGTTTGTATAGGATAGTTCCCCTGCTGAATTAAAAGAAAACGGCAGCGCTATAGCTCTCTCTATCACAGCTCAACTCCCATCCATACTGGAAAATTAGGGTCTCCACCCTCAAACATAACCCAGACCTTTTGGCCAAGCTTAGGTACTAGTCTATGCGGTGTGTGCTCGGCTGTACTGGCAATCGTCTGCTCTTGGTCATCATTCCACTTGTTATCTGTGTTCTCATCTTCTTCATGTTCATGGTCTAAGTTCCACGTAGAGTCTGGGGTCTTACCTGTGTGGTTATTGGTATGAGCGTCGTGTGCAAGGCTGATGGCTACGGTGTGGGTGTGAGAGCCAAACGTACTAACCGTTGCTGGTCCTGAGGTAATTGTCTCACTATGTGTTGCGTGGGTAGCATGAGCCTGTAACAAAGCCGCAACCTCTGATGCCAAATGCTTTTTATGGTCAGGGTGATTGCTATTGGATGTAACAGGGAGACATGCCCGTGCCCAGCCAGTTTCTGACTGACCTAGTACCTGAGGTACCTGTAAACGAATACGGTTGTCTTTCTCATCATCCTCCACATCTACGCATATGCCTAGGTAGATTCCATAAAATCTTTTATCGTCTATCATCGAACGGCGTTGCTCCTTACCCTGTTAGCCACGGTAGGTGACTTAATCTTCTTAGGAGTAAAGGTTACCCTAGTAGTTTTTTTATCAGCAACCCAGGTAGATGGTTGTTTAATTTTTGCAGTAACCTTTTGTCGGTTGCCAATTTTTCCAAAGCTTCCTTTATTTTGGGCACCACTTCTACGGGCTGAACTCTTTATAAGAGGCTTGCTAGTCTTTGGTTTACCAGAGGCCATACCAGGTTTTATCTTCCTTTTTGGGCTTCCAGGTACTGCAATCTCTAGTCCAGCCACGCCGTTTACAGAGCCAAGAGAGTCAGTGCCTACAACAATGTTAGTAACATAGGTCGGTACATTTCTTTCAGTCTCAATCATTACGTGTTCTGTAGATAAAATTGTCCAATAGCCAGAGTAGGTAGCCCCAATACCCGCTAGGTATACGGGCATATTAGGCCTCAAGGTAGGGTCACCAAGCACACTAGCAGTACCTCTATATGGGAAAGAGTTCCTAGCCTCAGCTGCTTCTGCTTCATACGTTGCAATCTGAGAGTTCGGCGCTACAACTAAAGAGTTAAAACGGTCAAAGAACTCGTCTTGGCGTTTTGTTTTTGTAGTCTTATTTCTCTTTTGTTTAGTTTCAGCCATAGCAGCTTTAGAGAACCTGTCTACACCACTAATAGCTACAGCGGACTTCATCTCTCCGTCATACTCAATAGACTCACCAATAGAAGGCTGAAAGGCATATAAGGTAGAGCCAGTAGAATCACTAGCGTCTTTCATTATAAAGACCTTTGCCGCATCCTTATACAGCTCGTAGTCACTCAAGATAGGTTCAAAATAGATATCAGTGTTTTCTCCACGCAGGGTGTACCCAATCTGCTTTGCTAACCGCACTGCAAGTTGCCAGTCGGTATACCCAGCTTGAGATACCATTTCGTAAACTCTAGGGTGAGGCTTTCCTATAAAACGCAAACTGTGTTTAATACAAATTTCTTTTATAACTTGGTCCGCGGTGCAATCTCTATAGGTCTGTTGGGAAGCTTGCTTAAGGGGGAATGAGCCACCTATGCATACAACTTCTGTAAACATTTTGCCTGGAGTAGCGGATGGGGTAATGTGATGAATGTACCCAAAAAAATCTCTAGGTGTAGTGTTTGAGGACAGCTTAACTTCAATAGGGGTTCCTGGCCTAATCGACTCGTACTTAGGGTCCCAATCTTTAAACGTTAAAACCAATAGCTCATGTTCATATGTTTTTTGCATGAGTACGGCTTTATACACAGACGTTGGGCCTTCAGGAGAGTCTGGAAAAGAAACACTTACAAATTTAAACACGTGGAATCCTCAGCACAGTTCCAGCTGGAATGTTAAGGATGTCTTTAATTTCAGGGTTATGGTCCAATATAATCCACCACATGCTTGAACGGTTGTAGTACTTATTACCTAGCTGGTCTAAGCGCTCCCCCTCTTTATAGGTGTGCTCGTAATAGGTAAGCGTTCCTATATCAGGAAAATCGTAAAAGACAATAGGATTCTCGTCCCCGTTTGGGACGGTAGAAACAAAGTCAACAAAAGACGGCTCGTATCTAGAACCTAAATATATAGTCATGTTTCCTCCTAAACTACTGTAGAGCCAGCAAAGGCGTCACAGCTAAACGATACGGTTGTGCGTAAAGGAATCATGTCTTCTGTAAAGTAGGTGTGATTAATTGACATGTTTGTTATCCATCCAACAAAAGAAAGTTGCTGCTGAGCATTAGGGCCAAATCTGAAACCAAGAAGGCTCGGAGATAGGAACCCAATGTTAGCTGTCTTCTTAAGCATAAGGGTTGCCCACTCACCAGAGCCTTGATTAGCACCGTTTCCGTTTAGGGCCTTGAACAAATACTCAAGGTCAGCCATGGTTCCAAACTTCATTAGGTCATTAATTTTCTCCATATTTACAGACCCAAGTGCAGACGGGTAATAGCTCATAGCACTAGTTGGTATCTTGGAATACCTACTCTCTCTAACCTGTGGGCTGTTTGCGTTTACCTCTACAGCTTTTGGATGGTTCATTGAGTTTGCGTATGTATCCCCAGCCATACTTCTAAAAGCTGCAAAGTCATTTACACGGTCTAACATAATTTGAAATTGATAAGTCTCTTGCCCAGGGAAGGCACCAGCTACTGAACGGAATCGGTCAGCTGATGATGGGGTTACGTCCATGTTTCGTGCAATAGAAGACGAAATTGTTTCTGGGTTCCATAAGAATTGAAAACCATATTTATAGTTGTTTTCTTTTCCAGAGCTCTGCTTTAATAGTTTATTTGCTGCATCTCCTTTGGCCTTCGCTTGTATCTGAGCGGCGCTTGTGACTACTGTTTGACCGTTTTCTTCTTTAACAGCAGAAATATCGCTTCCGTTACTCCAGTGCCAAATGACACCTCTACGTAGTCTGTGGAAGTCACCTTCATGATTATTCTGTGCAGTATTTCCTTGACCTTCAGTACCGTCTACACGGTGTGGTCTTACAGGCAGACTCCACTTATGTGGTGGTAAGTTGTAGTCATAATCTCTTGGAGGAAATGATTTGTTAGGCTTTGTATCTGGAGTGTTGTTACCTACCAAGTCACCATATTCTTTCACAGCTGTTTTCTCTAACGCTTTTCCAATAAGAGTTAGCCCTAGTCCAACACCGAGTCCAGGTAATCCACCTACTCTTACAACCTTACCTGCTCTACTAAGGGCGACACCAACAGCTTGACGGTTAAGTCCAGAGCCAGCAACCGTAGAGGCAGCCGCAGCAACAGCAACTGTGGGGGCTGCTGATGACGCAATACTTCCAGCCGTAGTTGCTGCAACGCTAGCGTTAGCTAAGTTGTTAATTCTTTTTAAAGAAGATGTAGTTTTAACTGTATCTTTTTTTACAGTAGCTTTCTTTTTTTGAAGTGCCTGTGGTGGAACAAAGTATGGCATTAGTTTTTAGCCGCCTTATCTAGAGTCTCTGAGTTTGATAGAGCCGCCTTTAGGGCTGCAATATTGTCTGATGGGCTTCCTCCACCTGATAGGTTTACGGTAACACCGCCATAGTTGTATGTGGTTGCGCCTACTTGAGATGTAGTCTTTAATGCTGGGCTTGACATAGAGGTAAAGCCCTTTAGTAAGTCTGATATTAAGTTTTTGTTACTTGTCCCATCTTGAGTGAACAACTTAGACCAACTAAACTTTGTATCATCCCCGCCTTTGTTCTTTGAGGCAGAGGCAAAAGTAGACCTATCTGAACCACCCTCACCTTCTGGATTGTTGTTACCAAGTACAGACTTAGTAGACCAAGAGCTCCAGTTATAACCCTTTTGAGACATGTGATAGGCAACTCGTGCGTTTGTCTCTGCATCATATAGGTCATTTACTGAACCTAGTTTAAAAGTCTTGCCGTCTGCAGCTTTCCAAGATTTATTTAGGCGTTCATTCATAAGGTCGCCGAGCATGTTAATTTGGAATAGACCATAAGAGAGGTCTCCACCGTGTGGGTTAAATGCATATGGGCGTCTACCAGATTCAGCTCCCGCAATTTTTAATGCGTTTGCTAATCCTTGTCCTTCAAATCCTGCTCTTTCTAAAACTTTCTTTAACTCATCTGGGCTTAACTGCTGTGCTCCAGAACCCTTAGGTCCTGTAAACTCCCCATTGTGTGGGTGTCCTGGGTATGCAGGGCCACCCGCATGTCGGAATGGGTGGTTCTTTAACTCGTGGTTAGGAACAATAATGCCTGGCTGTTCAGGGACGAATAGCTCAGGACCCTGCTCACCTACAACATATGGCATCTTTCCACCAACAGGTCCGCCCTCTGCTTTAAACATGTTGCCAAGCAAACCGCCTAGCAGTGGGCCCGCAGCAAAGTTAACAGCTCCAGATAGGATACTGCCAAGACCGCTAGACCCCAGCGTAGTAACGCCGCTTTTAATTGCGCTTAACCCAGAGAACAACCCAGTAAACCTATCAATTAAATTCATAAATCCAGTGAAGTAACTAACAACACGGTTCGCTGCTGTAAACGCGTCAGACATAGCGGGGGCTGCTTGTTGTAAGTTTCTAGTAGACTCAGTAATTCTCTGACTTAAAGAGCTGACTGCAGGTGTAGTAGCTCCGTATTTTTCTCCCAGTTTTTTAAGGTCTCTACCAGCAAACCCTACACCGCCGCTTCTGGCTTTAAGCATAAGTCCATCTTCTACTTGCTTACGAAGTAACGGGTCGTTTCCAAAGTACTGGTCAAGCATAGATGCAAGAGCGTTACCAGGCTGTAGAGATATCTGAACATCTTGTACAGTGATGGGTTCGTTACCCATCTTTTCTCTCATTAACTTAGACCAAATTTCGTCAATAATTTGTGGCATAGGTTTCATAGAACCATCTTCACCACGAATACGAATACCAATACCGCGAAGCATATTAACGTTACGACCCTGTTGTAGTGCGCCGTATGCTCTCATTGAACCTTCAACACCAATACCAGGAGTGATGTTAGACATCTGCGCTGTGCCTAGCGCTACGCTTGCAAAGTTAGGTCCACCAATACCAAGCTGTCGTGCAGCTTCCATTGCTTGTACAGTGTCAAACTTACCTGTAGTTGTTCCACTACGTCCTAGTTGTTGGAGTAGAGCAGTTGCTCTTGCGTAGTCGCTGTTAGGGTCTGGGTTACCTGGGATTAAATTAGAGAAAGGTCTGATTCTTCCACCAGGCTGATAAGAGGCTTGCTGTTGATAGAACACCATTCTTTGAGTAGCAAGTTCATATTCAACAGCTTCTTTTGCGGTAGGCATTGCAGCTATACCACCAACAGCACCGCCCATTAAACCGCGCTGCATAGCAGGAGACATGCCCCCACCGCCACCACCCGCACCTGTCGGTGCGCCTGTGTAGTATGTAGGTAGAGGGCGGTATGGTTCTATACCAGGAGCATTAAACAGTCGGTTATGACCAGACTGTTCGTACATGTAACCCTGTGATGTGTCACCTAGGGTTGTTACATTAAATACTGGTACAGGAGCAACAAGATTGTTACCAGGCTGTCCGTAACCACCGCCGCGGCCACCCAGCTTTCCCATCGCTCCACCGAGTAGGCTTGACCAACCTCCCGTGTCTTGCTTTAGGAGGTTCATCTCCTGTCGCAGTGAGGACAGGCCAGTTCTTAGGGATGAGATAAACGCGGCAGCGTTAGAGCTACCCATGTTAAGGTCTTCTCTTGCCATCACTATCCTCTAGGTTGATATCGTTGGGAACGTTCTAACCAGTTCTGTCTTTCACGAACTGATAAGGCGCGTATGTCTGCGAGTGTCCAACCAGTAAAAGCTCTTGTTAGAACTTCATACTGGTCAAGTAGCTCTTCGTAATCTGGTTCGCTATATACGAAACAAATCTAGCAAGCTAAGCGGTAGAGAAATATCTTCACCGCATGCCTTGCAAGCTTTCTTCACCTCCCCAAGGCGAGGGCCTGGGTTGCGTTTGATAATCTCGTCGATTACGCGGGTGCGGTCTGCCATACCAAGGGATAGTGCAGTACCAGCTCCAACAGATGGTTCACCGTTTATTGAAACAATACATCCAGATAGTAAGAGTGTATTAATCTCAGCTGATGTCTTGTCGTAGTTTTCCATCAGCCTTTTTTGTGTTATTCCGTTTGGAAGAGCCACAGTTACTGGACCTTGCTTAGTATCCATAACCCATACGCGGTCTCCCACTGGGTCTTTCAATCTAACAACAGGGACATCTTCTGTTAAGTCAATTGTTGTCTCATGCTCGTCTTGGCAAGAGAAACACTTAACCATTAGGTTAGATGTCTGTCCAAATGTAACTCTTCTAATACCTAGAAGGATTGCGTCACGGTCTCCCGATAGCAGCATATCTAGGTCGTCGGCTGTGGCTTCCTTGTCTCCAAGCTTAACCAAGCCTCTGGCTAGTAGAACGTTAAGAGCTTTTCCTGAAGAGCCTGACTTAGCTACAGCTTCTTCATCTGCTCCTGTTAGTTCCCTAACCTCTGCCGAAGTGTGCAGTTCACCCTTAAGGTCAACAAAACCACCAGGCAGTTCTACCTCTGACTCAGAAGGCGCCCGCGTCTTAATCTTCGGCGCGGGCTCCTCTGAAATCTTTTCAGCGAACTGTTGTAGTAATTGTGCATCGGTAATAATGTCTGACATTTTATACTCCTATTAGTCGGTTTAAAGCTTTCCAGTATCCTTACGCTTGTAATCATCACCAGTAAAGAATACTGATAGACCTTCGTGAACTAGTGACATTGACTCATAAAGAATCGCTCCGTCAGCAGCATTTAGGTCTGTATAGTTTAGCGTAGTAATCCAAGCGTTATGAATCTTGAATCCCATACGTGGTGTGTTGTCATTTACAGTTGTGGTTGCTGCGTTTGTAGCAGTGTTTGGGTGGTCCATAACATAGACAGTGATGTCTACGCGGAAGTTCTTGTCCACTCCAGCCTGACGCATTGCAATACCTTCACCTGAAGATGTAGCAAACAGTCCACGCATCCAAGTAATAGCTTGGTCGTTTCCGTAAAGGACACCACGCTGCATAGTAATTGGGCTGAAAGTAGTCATACCTGGTACCTGGTGAACAGTGGTGTTGTAGCCACCTTCACGGTACTGGATTGACTGTGTGTTAATGCTTAGACCAGAGATTTGTGAGAAACCGCCAATCCAGCTAGTAGAGACACCAGAGGTTGCTGGTTCTGTGCTTGAGCCAGTTAGGATTTTATCAGTGAACGGTGCGCCACCTGCTGCGGGTGTAAACTGTGCATAAAATCGGAACGAGCGTAGCGGGTCAGTCGCTAACTTTGAGAAGCGATTGATGATACTTGAAGGGGTTGTCATTTATTTGGCTCTCCTTTACGCAACAGTAACGGTGGTTCCACCGTCAAACTGGCCAATTTTGATGATTACGAATTCGGCTGGACGCTGTAGGGCAACGCCAACTTCAATGTTTACTTGGCCTTGGTCGATTAGGTACTGAGGGTTGTTCTCAGCATCAACCTTGACAAAGAATGCCTGGCTAGGAGTAGTGCCGCGTAGGCCTCCCTGTGACCAGAACTGTGTTAGGAATGAAGACACTGTTGCATCTAGACGACGCCACAATCCTTCGTTGTTTGGCTCAAAGATAGCAAACTGAGTAAGGTCTGTAAGAGACTTACGTAAGTAGATAAGCGAACGACGTACTGGTACGTACTTATCAATGTAGCCTGCCTTAAGAGTTCTTGCTCCCATTACCACATAGCCTGAACCTGGGATAAAACGGATAGCGTTTACAGGTGCTGCAGCTGTGTTAAGAGAGTCAAGATTTGCATTTGTAAGCTGACGTGTTGATACAACACCAGCAAGACGAGCCTGCAAACCAGCGGGCGCCTTGTAAACTCCACGAGAGTTATCAGTAGTAGAGATGAGACCTGCTACAGCAGCTCCCGCACCCACAGTTAAAGTTCTACCAGTGGTAGCTCCAGGAGCTAAAGTTGGGTCTGTAATAGTAAGAGGTGGGTAGTAAACAGCAGCTAGAGAGCTTGGTGTGTATTGACCAGAACGTACAAGTTGGTCTGCTGGAGTGTTGTCAATTCCATCAACAACTACAAACACATCATCGCGACCTTCAGCGTAGCTGATTGCAGCGTTGACAATGTTCACAGCTGTCTGACCTGGCAAGTTAAGAACCAAAGACTGAAGGACAGTATCATGTGCTGCAAGTCCTGCTGAGTATTCAGTAACTGAAACTGCGTTTCCGACTGAACCACCAGCAAGTGGCTGGTTAACAACAACAGCTGGGTTTCTTGTGGTTCCAGTGTTTGAAGAGTTTAGGTCTGTCAAAGTTACGTAGTTAGATACCACGTTAACATTTGTTGGTGCGTAGCGTGCGTCAGATGCTGTCATTGATAGCTGAGTGAATGTCTCTACAACGTTAGAGTCTGTTGTACCGCCGCTATAGACAACTAGGTCAAAGTAGCCAGTCTCAATAGAGTTAGAGATAGAAATGTTTAAATCGTTACCCCAACGACCTGGGTTCTTAGCAGCTACCTGAAGAGTTGCTGAAGCGCTAACAGCTCGGTCATTAAGTGAGCGTGTAGAAAGACCTGGGCTTGCTGCAACACGTGTTACGTAAAGCTGGCTTCCCCCATTTGAGAAAAACATATAAACTGCAAGTGGTACATCATTGTTAGTGTAAGAGTTCCAAGAACCAAATAGTGTTACGTACTGGTTCCAAGATGTTACAAGTGTAGGGGTGTTAATAGGGCCACGGTCGTCTTCACCAACAAAAGCTGTAATAAACTCTGAGTTGGTGCCAGCGATTGGCTGTACAGGGTTTAACGTTTCTTGAACGTATACCCCAGGGCGTTGAAATGCCATTTAGATTATCTCCTTAGATAGATTTTACGTAGGTTCCGTTTATTACAAGATTTCGTAGACCGAAGGGATAGACGTCTGGTTGTTTACTGGAAGGTTAAGATTGACAGTAGTAACTGCAGGTATTGCTGCGGCTGCTGTTGCTGGAGTCATTTCGCTAACCACCCTTAATGTAAAGACGTTACGTAGGAGGCGTCGGTTTCCACTTTCCGCATCCTCAAACGTATCTCGCTTTGCATATCCATCCACGAACATAGACCGCTTGCTGTATTCAGTTCCTAACTGATTACTTACAGGCAGGACGCCGTACTTGGATGGAAACTTATTCCACATCTGAAACAGGATAGCTCTGTCATGTCGTGGGTGTCTTGCATATGTTGTAAGCTGATAAATAAGGTCGTAAGCAATTGGGTAGTCATACTCGTAAGCTAGGCCTGGCACAGCTGTGATAGTTCCACGGTAGTCTCCGTCGTGTAGCTTTCCCTGAACCTGTCGGTCGTTAGCTGGAACAACATCAATCAAATCTATTGTGACAAAAGGAAACTCTTGTGCGCGGGCTTCTACATCTGGATACCCGAACCAGACCTTTACAGGACGGGTCTTAAGAGTTTCAGTAGGGCCGTTATTTGCAGCAGACTTCTCATCAGCTACCACCATACCCTGCAGGTAGTTCTTGATTGCCTCATCTTCCGCAATGATAAATGGGCTACCCATGGAACACCTCGTCTTCCATAACCATACGGTCAAGGAGTTCGTGGTCAATTATTTCATCCATAAAACCAGATAGTCGGTAATTCAAACCTCGCATAACAGAGGTTGGGGCGGACTTATTAGGCTCGCCGTATTCTAGGTCCCATGCTTTATCGGGGACGTTGTAGTTTAAATTAGAGCCGTCAAAATTAACTGACATTTGGGGGATTACATCTGATGGCCAGCCAGCAGCTACTGCACGCTCACGAAGAGCTGCAGTCATTTCTGATGAACCTTCGGAGGCCTTAGCCTCTACGAGATTGTCTACGCTTAGCAACGTGTCTCCCCAGTAGTACATTTGCGACAGTCAAAGCTCCCAAAGCTGCAGTGACAGCATTACCAGGAATGGCCTTATTAATCTCGCGTCTGAAGTCTGTGTCAGATGCTGAGGATACTTTTTTAGGCATGTCCATCCTAGATTTCGCAAGGTACAACGCAGGGGGTGAAGCTTTGAATCCCGCATGGATTCACTATAAGGATAAAGCAAAGGGCCCCTTTCGGGGCCCTAAGCGTATTACTTCTTTTTAATCTTCTTGATAATCTTGGCGTCAATCTTCTTATCTTCAGCCATGGTCTTAGGCTTCTTCTTAGCTCCGTGAGCCTTGTCAGCCTTCTCAAACTTAGCCTTCTGAGCAGGGGTCATACCCTTGGTCATCTTGGCGTCCTTCTTCTTATCCTTGGCTTCTGTATACTTACCAAAATTAAAGGTGGCCATTACATGCCTTTCTTTCTTACCATAGATGACTTCTTGCCCTTTGCTGGGGCAGCCTTCTTAGCAAACTTCTTGTTAGCCGCTTGAAGGGTCTTCATGCCGTGCTTATCCTTTGGCTTACCGCAGCCACAGGTAGCGCACATTACTTCTTCTTCTTACGTAGGGCGGCAAAGTCTGAGCCTTCTAGCTTGCCGTCTTTGTCTACATCAAGCTTCTTCTGCTTAGATGACATACCCTTTGGAGCAGCCTTCTTAGCAACCTTCTTAGCAGCCTTCTTCTTCTTGCCCATGCATCCACATGTAGCGCACATATTATTTACTCGCTTTCTTTTTAGGTTTAGAGACCTTACTCTTTCCAGAACCTGCAGGGACGCAGTTCGGAACCTTCTTGCCACCCTTAGTCTTCATGCCTACTTGAACGTAGCCATCCCAACAAGGGTTAGTATCTTTTGCCATTATGCTACCTGTTTTATCTTTGTTCTAACCAGTTAACTGAACAGACTACCTTTTTATTACCAGTAGTTGTTGCTGCAGCAATAGTAAATGTGTCCGATACGGTTCCCAGGGATGTTCGTCCTAGCTGGGCATTTACTCCAGGGTCAAACACAACCTGAGGAGCTCCGCTTCCAGCAACTTGGAACCCACCGTAGATTTCTACCCCACCACTTAAGGCAGTGGCTGAGTAGTTGTACTGAGTAATAGGTTCTGGGTTTAAGGTATCTACCCATGTCCCGCCTGTGAGGGTTGCGTTTATAAAAACCTTATAGTGCAAAGAGACGTTATCAAGGGTAGCTATCTGGAAGGATAGGGGAACAACCACAGCTTGAAGAGCGGTTGATTTCAACCGTCCACTGATAATAGGATAGAAGACGTTAGCCGTCGTAGTATCGACACCAGCGATAGGCGTAGTCATATTGTTAACCGCACCCTGATAAGCAGAGTTACCTTCTACAGCGTATGAGATAGAGCCTACGTGTAGCTTTCCTCCACCAGTTACGCCAGTGGTGTTCTTGACTTCCATTCTAATTGGAAGGAACGGGGTAGCCGACCAGACAGTAGAGATATGGTTAGCGTGGCTAGTTGTATGAACTAAGCGTCGTCTACCATCAATAACAAAGTAATACTTAATTTCACCAGCGCCGTACCACTCATAATCAATAGTTAGAAGCTGTTGTTTTGTAAGGTCGATGTTAAGACCGCTACGGCCTTCACCGTTTAGCTTATCGCCATTCCATAAACTTCTTGGGACACGGTTCTCAACGATAGTTCCAGTAGTCTTAGTTCTTACTACACAGTACATCTCGTTGCCATCTACTTCAAAATAGGCGCCGTTGTTTTCGTCAAACAAGCCCCAGCGGTAACGCATGCCAGCTTTAATTGCAGAAAGGCGATAAGCGCCAGCTACAGAAGAGGCTCTACCAGGGATATAACGCATAACGTTTTTAGACTGGTACAGAACCTGCGAGTTTAAAGTACTTTCTGCTGTAAGGTCTACAACTGCTGCATTGGAATCCCACACGGCAGAGCCGCCGTTAGATACGGACTCGTCCCACAAAACGTCTTTTCCAAATTGAAAGCTGCTATAAAAGGTAGTCTCAATGTTAGATACCTTAAGTCTGTCTTTAGATGTAAACGTCTCTGCGTTAATAACGGATTCTACTGGAGCGGAGTGTAAGTCACCTGAGTGTGGCATGTTGTCCTCTACTTAATATACCCAGCAAGTTCCAGGAACTGTGGGTCGTTGACCATTTCATCGGCCATTACCTGCATACATTCTACAACCAAGAGTGTGAATCTTTCAGCAACAATGCCAGCCTGTTGGATGTAATAAGGGCGATAAACCTGGCCCTTCCAAAGAATACGGCCACGTGCTTGAAGGTCTGGGTTACCAATAACTCCTGGGGCTATTTTCTCTACGTCTTCAGCGTTAAGGGTTAGGTGTAGAGAGTCAGCTCCGTAGTAACCACGTTGACTATTCTTTACACCGCCCTGCTTAATGACAGCTCTTACTACAGGCAATTCAAATGGGCCTCGCCACATACGACCACCAGTTGCAGTAGATAGGTCTTGTCCTACATCATAGATAGGGTCAAGTACAGTAGCAATTGGGTCCCAGATAAACCACTGGGCTTTTGTTCCTACAGGCCTTTTAAGGTCTGCGTCTACGCCCTCTAATACTTTATTGGTTTCAAAGTCTGCGTCAAAGCGACCACCTGGTGCGTGAGCTCTCATTCTACCGCCTTCTTGTAGAGTTCAAGGTTACCGATTATGCGCTCATCTGTAGGGCTTAACTCTGCTGCAATGGTTCCGTATTCAAGGGCTTTGTCTCTTTCCCCTAGCCAGAATGCACATACAGCAGCTAGGTCATAGGGAGTTGCTCCCCAGGCAAATGCCTCATTTAAATAGTCCATGCTTTTGTTTTTAATATTAACTGCCTTCTTAGCCCACATATAACACTCTTCAATACGGCCACTGTCGTAGTGATACTGTGCCAGCTCTACGTAAGCTTCTCTTTTAGCAGGCTCCTCTTGAACAGCAAGCTTCCACCACTTAAGTTTCTCTGCTTCATCTGTAGAGCACTTAGCTATATAACGCATGGAGGACGCTCGCTCTGCTTTCCATACAGCTTTAGGTAAAGATAGGTGTCGTTTAAATTGAACCAAAGCTTCTTCTATCTGACCATGGAAGAACAACTCACGTGCGTAGTAGTAGGCGTTGCGGTCGTTGTGTGGGTCCTCTTCTACAGATAGTTTAAGTAGTGGGAGGTATTGCCCACGAGACTTAGAGTCATCTGCTTTATGCCATAGACCTAGTTGGCTCCAGTATTCTTTCTCAACTAAACGGTCTGTATATAAACACTCATGCACAGGGTGTTGCCATCGGTATCCGTGGCGTGCGTGAATCTTATCTCCAGCAAATGTAAGACCAGGAGTTCCATCAGGATTAAAGTTCCAGGTGTAGTTGTAGCGTATACGTGTAGAACCTACGGGTATCTTTTCCATCTCATTGCGCCAACCAGGTTCTAATACCTCATCCATATCTAGAGAGATGCAGTAATCAATATCATCTGGAAGTAGGGCAAGGGCCGCGTTACGAGCATCATCAAATCGCCATGGACGTACGCTTATTGTGTGGACAGTGATACCTAGTTCTCGGGCTTTCTCCACGGTACCGTCTGCTGAGCCAGTGTCGGCAATCATTAGGTAGTCTGCTTCTTTTGCAGACTCATACCAGCGTTCTACAAACTGTGCTTCATTTAATGCGATGGTGTATACGGCTATTTTCATAATCTAATTGTATCCTTAAATAGAAAAGCCCCGCCAGTCCCTGAGGACGGCGGGGAGCTATTTCTAATCTATATTAAGCTACGGTTGCAAACTCTAGACGTCCGAAGATAGTAACTCCGCCGTCTGGTGAATAGAAGTTTAGAACAGAGGCTGCAGTGCCTGATGCGATGGTAGGGGTTGAGCCGCCGTCCCATGTAACACCATTGAACGCAACTGCGTTAGCGCCACGGTTTCTTACTTCTACCTGCCAGCGAGTTCCGTAACCAGCTGGAACGCCTGTCCAGTTTACTGTTACTGCACCAACCAAGTTAGTGATTCGGATAAACGAACCGCTAGTTGGGTTGATGGTAAGTGTTCCAGTTGCTGCTGAAAAGGTCTGAAGACGTCCTGTAACACCTACGTTAATGTAAGCGTCGTTAGACTGTGCCAGTACCGTTGGTTGTGAGGAGATAGCCATTACTTATCTTCCTCTTCTTCCTCTTCTTCAGGAGCTTCAATTTCTGCAGCTCCTTCAAAGCCAGTACCGTTCCAAAGAGCTTTAGCGGCTTCTGGGACCCCAGGAGGGCACCATGTACCGTTTACTCGCTCCCAGTCACGTGCTGGTTCTGGGTTAAGACCGTCAATCTGAACTACTTCGAAAAGCAGTGCCAGAGGACCGAGAGCATCTTCGCTCTCTGCAACCTGAACCTGAGTGATTAGGTTGTTATCTACTAGTGCGTATTTAGCCATTCATTTCCTCCTAGAGTACTGCCTTGTCGAACCAGCGAATCATAGCGTAACCATCTGCGCCGTTTCCACCAAATGACTGGAATGCGTAGTACTGGCAACCTGCGAGGTCAACGTCAACTACGTCGCCTGCATCCATGTATAGGAACTCCCATGTAACATCGAAGTAAGAAGCACCTTCTGGAGCTACAAGAGTCTGCCAGAAACCAGATGTAGCACCTGAAGCACCTAGGTAGGTGACAGTGTTTGTACCTGAGAACTGGATATCAAATGGAGGGCGGTCTTCACGAATGATGACGTTCTTGTCATTCTTCCAGCGAACTGTTGGACGTACACGCTTTGGTAGACCTGTGAACTGTGCAGATGTAACACCGCCAGGAGCAGTTGTTA